TTACAACAGGTTACAGTTTTAATTTTACTTTTAATTTATCTGATACAGGTTCTGAAAATTATTTTACAGGTTCAAATGCTTCTTATAAAGCAGATGTAACAGCAATAATGAATCAAGCACCTAGTTCTGTTGGTAATAAAACATTTACTATAAGTGATAACGAAATAGTAGTTTTTACTGTAGAAAATTTTACAACTGAAACTACTCCTACATATGCTGACCCAGAAGGAGACCCTGCAAATAAACTTAAAATAACAAGCTTACCATCTACTGGTATTATTAATCTAAATTCAATACCTGTAAATATTAATCAAATAATTTTGTTTAATGAAATAAAAGATGGAGAATTAACATACACTCCAGATGATTCAGCTCCTTATAATATGACTTTTAATTTTAAAATAGCAGATTTAGGTTCTGGTATTTTTGTAGGTTAAATAAAATAAATAATAATATAGTAAATTGACAAAAATGACATACACTGACGTATTGAACTATTTACCTATTATAACTATAGTAGGTATAGTTTGGAGATTTTATAGTTTTGCACAAAGTTCAGCTACAAAAGAAGAAGCTCTTAAAAACAGAATATCTAATATTGAAAAAGAAAATCTTAGAAATGATAAGGAATTAATTTTAATAAAAAATAAAATGGAAAATGCAAATGAGCAAATCTTAGAAAAATTAGATACACAATCTGAAAGACAAGATAGAAAAATGGAAGAGCTTAAAAACTTAATATTAGAAATTTTTAGAGATAAATAATATGAAATTAAAATATTTTACAATAAACGAATTTGATTCTCCTGATTTAGTAAATTCAGGTTCTAAAATGGAATCTTCATTTTTATTGTCTTTAGACAAAGCAAGAGATATAGCTGAGATTTCATTTAGAATAACTTCTGGTTACAGAACAGTTACTCACAATGAAAAAGTAGGAGGAGTAAACGGAAGCTCTCATACTAAAGGATTAGCTGCTGACATTTCATGCAGTAGTTCAGCTAATAGATTTATAATAGTTAATGCATTATTAATAGCAGGTTTTACTAGAATAGGAATAGCTAATAATTTTATACATGTAGATAGCGATCTTGAAAAAGTTCAAGATGTAATTTGGACATATTAATATGAAACAGAGAATGAGTGATTTAAATCCTCCAAAAAAAGGATCGTATAAAGAAAGAAATGGAACTACTCGCGTAGGTGATTTTCTTAGAACTATAGGTGGTGTAGCTCCTGAGATATTAGATATAGCAGGTAAAGTTACAGGTATAGGTGCGTTAGAAGTATTAGCTGATAAAATAAAAGGAACTAATACTATATCACCTGTTAACAAAGAATTTGCATTAAAAGAACTTGAATACGATGTATTAGAAGCTAAAGAAATAACAAAACGTTGGGAATCTGATATGACTTCAGATAGTTGGTTATCAAAAAACGTTAGACCTACTATTGTATTGTTTTTAACTATAATAATGTCTATATATATAATTGTAGATAGTTCAGTTAATGGTTTTGAAGTAAAAAAACATTGGGTTGATTTATTAAGTTCTTTGTTATTACTAGTATATGGAGCATATTTTGGATCAAGAGGTTTAGAGAAGATACAAAAGATAAGAAAAAATAATATAAAATAATAACTTAAACATTAGGAATTGTCAATTATTATAACTACCTTTGTACTGAACTTAAATATAAAATATGAATTTACAAGAAATTAAACAATTTTTAATTGATAAACCTGGATATCTTAAAAAATCAGGAATAGTATTAGCAGAAAGATTATTTAGTGGTTATATTAAAGATGTAGATATAGCAACTTGTTATCAAGCATTGAGTGAAGTTAAATTAGAACTCAAAGAAGCTAGTTACAAACCACAAGAACAAGGAGGTCGAGTTCTTATATATGATATAGAAACCTCTCCTAACATTGGATGGTTTTGGAGAGCTGGATATAAATTAAATATTTCTCCTGAAAATATAACTAAAGAAAGAGCAATTATTTGTGTTAGTTATAAATGGTTAGGAGAAGAAGAAGTTTACAATTTAGTATGGGACAAAAATCAATGTGATAAATTCCTTATTGAAAACTTTATTGTAGTAATGAATGAAGCTGACATGATGGTTGCTCACAATGGCGACAGGTTTGATTTAAAATGGATTAAGACACGTGCATTGTATCACGGCATCAAAGGAATGCTAATTGATTATAAGTCATTAGACACTCTTAAATTAGCTAAGAAGAAATTTAACTTTAACAGTAATAGACTTGACTATATAGCTAAATATTTAGGGTTTGAAGGAAAAATTAAAACTAACATTGCTCTTTGGACTGATATAGTATTTAAAAAAGACGCTCAAGCTCTTAAAGACATGGTTACTTATTGTGACGAAGATGTTAGACAACTTGAAAACGTATATTGCAAATTGGTAGGTTGGGAAAAACCTAAGTTTCATGCAGGCGTAATGCAAGGTAAAGAAAGATTTAGTTCTCCAATTAACGGAGGTTATAATCTAGAAAAAATTAAAGAAACTGTAACAACAGCTGGAACAGTTAAACACATAATGAAAGATTTAGATACTGATAGAATGTTTGAAATGAACGATTCTAATTATCAGAAATATTTAAACAGATAAATATATATTTAAGTTGAGTGTAAAACCCTTCTCCAAAAACAGGGGGAGGGTTTTTTTATTTAAAATAAAAAGAAACTATGGCATTAATTGAAGAAATTGTTTACGATGTTCGTGAAGGAATTAAAGAATACTCAGATGATAGTGAGTTTTCAAATGAATACATATTGTATTTGTATAATATTAAAAGAGCTAAGTATTTAAAACAACGTTTAGATAGATTTGGTCGTAAGTTTGATAATAGAGTATTACAATCTTTATGTCTTGAATTACATGAAGTAAGTTCAGATATGTGTGGATTAGATGGTTGTGATAAAATAATGACTACTAAAAGACCTATACCTAAGCTTTTACAATTAAGTGATAAAGATGCAATTGAAAGAGTTTCTCCTTCTGATCAATTAAGTAAAAAATTTAATAACATACCAAGAGAAAAAGCTCCTTATTATTTAAAAAGTAACTTTGCAAATAAAATAAAATCTTATTTACATGATGATGGTCATATATATTTAATATCATCTAAACCTATTTTTACTGATTGTATTAGTATTAGTGGTGTTTTTGAAAATCCATTAGAATTAAAAGAATATAAAAATTGTTGTAGTTGTGATGATTCAATTCCATGTTTTGATGAAATGAAAACTGATTATCCTTTAAGTCCAGATTTACTTGATATAATAAGAATGGAAATAATTAACGAATTACTTGGAAGAAAAGATCCAAGACTACAAGACAGATCAAACAACTCAGACGATGACCAATAAAATAATATCTCATTACGGAATAAATGATTACTATAAATATTATAAAGAAAAATATCCTAACAGAGATATAACAAAAAAAGAATTTAAAAATATATATAGTTTATTTAATATAGAATTAGTAAAAGAAGTAATTGAAAAAGGTCAAATTAAATTACCTAAGAGATTTGGTCAAATAGAAATTATTAAAAAAGAAAGAAAAGTTTATATAAATAAAGAAGGTGTAGTTATTAATAATAAACCTATCAATTGGAAAGCTACTAAAGATTTATGGAAAGAAAATAAAGAAGCTAAAATTAACAAAATATTAATAAGACATAATAATAAACATACTGGTGGTTTTGTATTTAGAATATTTTATAATAAAAATATAGGTAAATATAAAAACAAAACTGTTTATTTTTTTAAACCAGTAAGAGATTTCTCAAGAAGTATAACTAAAAGAATTAATGATTATTCTAAGAGCAAATATGACGCTCAAATAAAACAATAACTATGTACAACGGAAAAACTAGATCATTTCAAACTGTCTTATGGAAAGTAATGAATCATTCATTTATGTCTGATTTATCAGAAGAACAAGCTGCAGATTATGCTTATGAATTGATTAGAAGAATTAAAATGGGTTTTATATTAAATCAAACTACTGAGATAATTGAAATATCTAATTATAAAGCTAAAATACCATCTGATTTACTTACAATGAGAGGTATGAGATATAAAACAAATTTTGATGATTCAATGTATCAACCAGTAAGATATAATGGTGATATATTTTCTAGTGGTTTTCATTGTAATGAATACAATCAAGATGTAAGTTGTGATGTTCTTTATACTATGAATGATAATTATATAGACATTAACACTCCAAATGGGTTTTTAGAAATATCTTATTATGGTATATTATTAGATGAAGATGGATATCCTAAACTTCCAGATGATCAATCTTTTATAGACGCTTTGTATTACTATATGATGAAAGAACATCTATTTGGTTTAATGGCAATAGGAAAGGTTACAGATCGTTTTTACAGCAAAGTGGAACAAGAATATGCTTGGGCTATTGGACAGGCTACAAGTAGTCTTAAATTAGCAGGTATGGATCATTGGGATACTACTATGAAAGGTATTAATAGAATGATACATGATTCAAGTATGAACGCTCAAGGTTTTAAAGGTCTCCATCAACAAGAAAAAATAAAGAAAAGACATAACGATAACACTACTAATAATTTAAATCACATATAATAATATGCCAATTAAAAGCGCAAAATATACGTATGGTGGTATTAACCAAGATACAAGTAAATCAAAACATCAACCTCAGTTTTATTATGAAGCACAACATATTAGAATTATATCTGAAGATTCTCAGACTACAGGTGCTGTTACAAATGAAAAAGGAACTGAGTTAGCTTTTATTATTCCTAATAATATATCTGTAGATACTACTACAAAATTAATATCTTATGGATCTAGTGTTTTAACATACGAAAATACTGAAATTAGTGATATGAATATTACTAATTATCCTGATATATTAGGTCATGTAAACACTAAAGATAGTGTAATATTAATTACAGGTTCTGGTACAACTAATGTAGTATGGGAAGTTAAAGATATTTATAATGATAATACTGCTTATAATATAGAATTATTATATATTAGAAATTTAAATTTATCTATAAATAATCCTATACAACTTATATATAATTATGAAAATGAAAAAAATGAAAAAATATATTGGGTAGATGGCAAAAATCAATTGAGATTTTTAAATTTACGTCATTCAATAGAAAATGGTGATAAAGAAAATTTAATTGACTTAAATGCAGATTTAATTAATTCAGTTAGTAACATAACTTTATCTCAACCAAAAATAACAAGATTTAGCCAAGGTGGTATACATACATCTGGGTTAGTACAATACGGTTATAATTTATATAAAACAAATTTAAATCAAAGTGTAATTAGTCCACTTACTAGTTTAACACCTTTAAGTTCCAACATAACAAGTGAAGGAGGTAATGTAAACGATGTAGTAAGCTCTATACCTATAATAGAATTAAATAATTTAGATCTTTCATATACTAATATTAGAGTATACGCTTTAAAATATAATTCAATTAATGAAACACCTAAAGTTTCTATTATTTCTGATAGGTCTATACCTGATAATGGTAGTTTAACTATATATGATGATGGTAATACTATTTCTGATATATCTTTAGAGCAATTTGCATTTTTAGGATCTGAAGTTACTGTACCTAAACATATAGAATCAAAAGATAATCAATTATTTAAATTTAACATTAGAGAAGATTTTTATCAATTAGAAAATTTTGATGCAAGAGCTTATAGTTTTAATAGTTTAAATGCAGCTAGTGTATGGAGTAATACAGGAAATATTATAAATAATAAACCTGCTACTCCATTTACAAACATACCATTAAATTATGTATTGTCTAAAACTCATGATTCAATTAATCCAGATTATAATATATACAAGTATCAAAAAGATGGAAGTACATTAGGTGGTGAAGGTAAATATTTAAAATATGAATTATCTACAACAGATGTATACAATAAAGATAGTCAATACTTTAAATCTAATGAAATATATAGAATATCTGTAGAGTTTTATAATAGTAGAGGTCAAAAAGCATTACCTAAATGGATTGGTGATTTTATAGCTCCTGACAATAATCTTAATGGTTTGTATAATACATTAACTGTAGAACTTAAAAGTGAATTTTATGATTTAATAAATTTATTACCAAAAAACGAAAAACCTATTGGTTATAAAATATTAAGAGCTGATAGAAAAGTTTCTGATCGTACTATACTATGTCAAGGAATTATTAACCCAATGATAGGTAATAAAATTGGAGCTGATAAGAAAAATTATGGACAAGTAAAAAATACAGGTTATCAATACGATCAACAAGTTGTTAAATACCCAAGTCTTATAAGAACTTTTGAATTCAATTACCCAATGCTTCAATGTGCTAACAACGCACCTTTAGCTAATAACTCTTTAGGTTTAGATTCGAATCAATTAACAGGTAACTCAGATAGCGAAGGATATAAAGCTTCGTCAAGTAGTGAATTTAGAGGTCAGTTATTTCAATTTAATAACATGATGCAAATGTATACACCTGATGTATTGTTTGATTCATTAATACCAGATTCTACTCATGAACTTAGAATTAAAGGTATGATTGAACAATCAAATCAACAAACTCAAGCTAGTGAAATAAATTATGTAACTCAAGTAATAGGGCATTCAGGTAAAATTAGTGGTGCTCTATCTCCATATGCACCAAATGCAAACACTGTAACAATCTCAGGAGATGCAAGAGTACCTTTGACTGCTGGTATATTTGCACCACCTGGAGCAAGTGGAGTAGCTAATTTACATCAATTCTATAGAGAATTTAAAGGTGCATATGAACCTAACGTTTCTATTTCTCAATACTATAACTATTCTGTATATGGTTCTCCAGAAGTTCAAGTTTTAGGTCAAGGTGTAAGAACTTATAATAATGATTCTGATTTTAGATATAGTAATAATTATACTACTATACTTCAAGATTTAAGTCAAAAATTAGATAAGGACAAACCAGCAGGTAGAGGTTATAATTCAAATTCAATAAATTCTATTACTTTTGTATTAGGTGATGAAAATTTTTCTCTTCCTAGTTATTTAAGACCTACTATTGAAAAACTACATGAACAAGGTGGCTTTTCAACTACTAATGGTTTAATAGTTTCTGAATTTGTTAAACCTGATTCTTATAAATATATAGGAAATATATATGGTGGTAACAATTATGAATCTAAACTTCGTACAAGTTATATAGGAGTAGGTGATTATAAAGACATTAGTGTTAACATTAATGTAATTGATTCACCTGGGGATACTTTTGTAAGTGATTATACATTTACAAAAAGTTCTAAAATTAATACTACAATAGCATCAGCTGGAGTTAATCAACTTACTGAAATAATTTCTTTTAAAGTGGAAACTACTGTAGATCTTAAAAATAGAAATGATAATTCTATACAAGATTGGGATTCTACATTCCAACCTACTTATGAAAGTTTTCAAAAATATAATAAAATATATTCACAAAAACAAAGTATTTTAAAACGTAGAAATGTAGACGCTAACTTTAAAGAAATAAATGATTTTGGTACAACAATTGTAGCAAGTAAAAAAAAGATAGCAGGTGAATTTATAGACAGTTGGACAGATAATCTTGTTAACGAAACAATAGATCTTGATGGTAAATATGGTTCAATTAATGGAACTATAAATTTTAAAGATCAAATATATACATTTCAAGACAAGGCAGTGTGTGCAATATCTATTAATCCTAGAGTACAAACTCAAGCTTCAGACGGTTTAAGTTTAGAATTAGGTACAGGTAGAGTATTGCAAGATTACAAATATATTACTACTAAATCGGGATCTATTAATAAATGGGGAATAGTAGCAGGTGCTAGAGGTATTTATTATTATGATACTCTTAATAAATCTTTGTTTAGAGTTCAAGATAATATGGAAATGAGTTTGTCTGACTCTAAAGGTTTAAGATCTTGGTTTCATAATAATCATGATTATACAGGTTTTAAAATTGACAATCCTTTAATAGATCAAGGTGTTTTATTAGGATATGATACTTATAATAAAGACGTTTATATAACACTTTCAGGTAAAGTAAATAAAACTAGAGTTTTTAATGAAAAAATTGATCAGTTTGTTGACACTAAATTTTATGTACCTAGAATATATATAGATTCATCTCATAAATTCTTTGGAACAGTTAATGGTATATATGTATATGAACACGGAAAAGGTCTTTACAATAATTATTACGGTTATATAATTCGTAGCATTATAACATTATTAGTAAACCCAGAACCAGATTTAGATTGTATATTTAACAATATAGTATATAAATCAGAAGTTACTATAGATGGTATAGATCAACAATATCAAACTCTTACTTACAGTAGAGCTTATAATGAACATCAAGAAACTAGTACTGTTCCTTATCAATATAGTGTTAACATAGCTAGAAAATTTAGAGATTGGAAAGCTTTAGTACCAAGAGTTGGTAGAGATAGAATTAGAAATCCGTGGATGTATTTAGAACTAGGATTTGAAAGTAATGACAATAAAAAATTAGTATTGCATGACATTAACGTTTTGTATACTATATAATAGTATAAAATAAATCAATTAAAATTAGTTTAAGAAAAATAAAAATAATATATTTGTAATTATGCCAGATAAAACAAAAGATTTATATGATGATGTTTTAAATAACATTGTTAAAGAGAAAGGTGGTACAAGAGAAACCTATGAAAATCTTTTGTATCAAATTAGTAATTTAGAATCAGGAGGAGACCCTACTATTAAACAACGTAGTGGTGGTCCAGGTCGAGGTAAATATCAATTTGAAACTGGTGTTGGTTACAGTAAAATGTATGGTGAAGATGGTAAACATCAAACTGGTCATTTCAAAGGAACAAGTAATAGAATATATTACTCAGCTGTTCGTACTAAAAATTATTTAAAAACTTTAGGTAAAAAAATACCTCAATATATAACTGATATTATAGACAATGAAACAGGTGACGCAAGCATTCTTACTGAAAAACAACAAGATATACTTGCATTAGGTGACCTTAGAATGGGTCCTGTTAATTTAAAAGATTATGCAGAAGGTACTATAAAAGGTAAAGATATATACTTAGATAATTGGTGGGCGGGTAAAGATAAAGATCATAGAAAAAAATTAAATGATCGTTGGGATAATGCTTATGATGAAGATTTTACACCTAGAGAAGATTTAGGTATGTCTGGTAATTCAAAATCTAACGAGTTTAGACAACAACCTTTAGAAAGACGAGTTGATCAAACTCCTATTTATAATAAAAAATCAGATAAAGGATTTTCTAAAGGAGATTTTGATAATTTTTTATCTAAAAGAAGAGAAGAAAATCAAAAAAAATTTCAAGCTCAATCTCAAATACAGCCAATAGATGGTCAGCCAATACAAAGTGAACCTATGCAAGCTGAAACATCTTCTGCTGTTAATACAATGACTAATGAAAATGCAGATGGTGGAATGTTAAATCATTTTAAAGGTGGTGGTACACATGAACAAAATCCAATGGGTGGAATAGATCAAGGAATGGGTTCTAATGGTAAACGTAACACAGTTGAAGAAGATGAAACTTCTTTTGATTTTCCAGAAGGTAAGTTTATATTTAGTAATAGAGTAAAAATATACAAATAATGAAAAAATACAACGAAGACTTATGTAAGAAATTTAATTTACCTAAGTATATAAAAGGAAAAAGTTTTGCTGATGCAAGTAAAGCTATAAGTGCAAAATTTGAAGGACTTAACGATAAAGCTGCAAAAGATACTGAACAAGCTCTTATGCAGCGTCTTGCTAATATGCAAGAATATATTAAAGAACAAGAAGCACCTGCTGAACAATATCAAAATCCAATGCAACAAAATCAAGCTTTTCTTGGTGGTATGTTTGGTGGAGAAGAAGGAGCATCAATGTCAGAAGCTTCAGGTCAAGCAAACAGTAAAGCTGGTCCAGGTGCTTATTTAGCAGGAGCAGAAACTATTTTTGAATCAGCAGATGGTATGTTTGGTAATACTGATGTTGATACATCTGGCGCAGTAGGTAACATGCAAAAAAAAGATGCAACAATGCCTGCAATAGCTGCAACTGCAAAAGGAGTAAGTGCAGGTGCTCAAATAGCAGGTCCATGGGGAGCTGCCATAGGAGGAGTTGTAGGAGGAACAGGTTCTTTAATAGGAACTAGTCGTAAAAATAAAGACATATCAAAAGCTAATCAAAACTTTGACATTGCTAGTGTTAACAAAGATTTAAACAGTTTTAAAAAAGGTGGTTATGTTAATCAAAATAAATATGCAAAAGGTAGTTTGTTAGATATTAATCCTAAAAAACCTGGTTACACTAATTCAGAAGGTAAATTTTTTGAATACATAGATCCAGATAATCCAAATGAAAATAACGGTGCTAATGGATTTGGTTCAATGACAAAAGTTATGGGTATTCCTGGTGAAGTACCTGCTTATAAATCTTTAGCTGAACCTAATCAAATAGCTCTAAATAGTTCAGTAAAAAAATTAACAACTCAAGAAGCTGCAGATCAATCTAAGCAATCAAAAGTAGGTATTATAGGTAATAATAATGCTAATAAAACTGATTTATCTACTGACAAAAATAATAATGATAAAAAAAATAGTAATTATTTAGAAAACGCAATGAGATTAGCTCCAGTAGCAATGAATGCTTTTCAACTTGCCACTATGGAAGATCCTGAAGTAGAAGTTAGACAAAAAAACAATAGAAAATTTGATCCTGCATTAATAGATGAAAATAGAGCTCAAAGAGATATTTTAGCTAACCAAAGTAATACAAATAGAGCTTTGCAAAATGCTGCTAATGGTTCTAAAGGATTTGTAGCTGCTAACATGCTTGGTTCCGATCTTAATACATCTAAAGCTATAGGTCAAGCATCTGTAAACGCACAAGCTCAGAATAATTCACAAACTCAATTTGGTCAACAATTTGATAATGCAAATGAAAATTTTAATATTCAACAAAATAATCTTGAGCAAGAATTAACCGATAGAAACAAAGGAACTTACGATACTAACAGAGCTGCATTACTTACTCAAATGGGTAATGATTTAGGTAACTTAGGAAAAGAACAATTGTTTAAAAAATATCCTGAAATGATGGGTATGACTTATGATGCAAATGGTAATTATAATATTGAAATGAAAGATGGTACAACTTTTAAATTAGGTAAAGACGGAAAACCATTAAAAGAAGACGGTAAATCTGAAGAAACTAATGATAGTTCAATGGGAGGTTATCAATCTTCTTACAGTTCACATATGAATAGCTTAATGCCAAAAAAGAAATAAAATGAACAGATATTCAAGAGTAACACCTAGTCAATTTAATCCATTATCTCTTTCTGAAATAATGGCTCCAGCTTTAGCCAAACAACAAATTCATGATACATCAATGCAAAGACTTGATGAATTAGGTCTTTTTGATATAGAAAGGTTAAAACAAGATGAAAATTTTACAAGTGACTATATTAATAACTATACAGATGAAGTAAATGCACAAGCTGATGCTATAATGGCAGGTGGTGTAAATAGTCAAAGTATGCGTGATGTTATGAAATTAAAACGCAAAAGAGATAGTTTTCTTAAAAATGAAGGTAGAGATATTATAAAAAATTATCAAGGCTTTCAAGAAAATAAAAAAGTTTTAGATGCTAAATTAGCTAGAAATGAAATAACAGGAAATCGTTATGATGAAATATTAGAAGTAGCGGAAAGAGAATATAAAGGTCATAAAAATGGACCTTATGAATCTTACATGGGTGCTAAGGATGTAAACATAGGTGAAAAAATAACTAAATACGCTAAAGACCTTGATAGAAATAAAGTAGCAGCTAATTACGGACTAATTGAATCTGAAGTAGATGGTGTATTAACTTACGCCAGTGGTAGTTTTGAATCTAGAAATAATTTAGATTTTAATGAAGGTAAAGGAATAACTATGGATAATCTTTTAGAACAACATATTGCAAGTATGGTTAGTCAAGATAATGAAATTCAAGCAGATATTGCTCATCAAAAAAGATACAATCCAGAATCTGATATAGAAAGTAAAGTACAAGGAATGATTTCACAAGCAAACACTAGTTTTGGTGGAATTAGTGAAACTATGAAAACTGGTTATATGACAAACCCTAGTTATAAAAGTGGTACAAGTAAAAAACCAGATACTCCAATGGGTATTATATTAAACAATAGAGAATATTCTCCACATCAATTATCAGAACAAGGATATGAAGCTGTTTCAAGTAGATTTAAAGAACTTGATAATAAAAAATTAGATTTAAATAGAGAAGAATATAAAGAATATAAACAACTTGAAATTTTTAAAAATAAAATTGATGAAACATTAAAAGACGATCCAATATATAAAGATTTTAAAGCTGCTGAAGAACTAGGAGGACTAGAAGGTAAAAAAGGTACTGGAGCAAGTAGAATTATTGGTAAAATAAGTACAGGTGAAAGATATTCTTATGATAAATTAGATAATGGTAATTATCAAATGTCTAAAACTTTTACTACAGGTAGTGGAGCTGATCAAACAAATACTGTAGGTGAAGAAATTACACCAGCTCAATATAAATTAATTGAAAGTTATGAAAGTAATAGAGATTATGTAGATGAAAAAACTAAAGCTGTTACTTTACAATTTACAGGATATCAGTTAGTTCCATCAACTCCAAAACAAAATACTAGTTTAGACTTACTAAATGAAACCATGGAAAATGTATTTAAAGCAAATCCTGTAAATATAAATACAATGGTTAATATTGAAAGCGTATTTGCAGATAATGAAATGCTAAATTCATTAACACCACAACATCAAGACGTAATATCTCAAGCTATATATAATTCGCCTCCTAAAAGTATGAAATTAGTTTCAGTTATACCAGAAGGTTTTAGTCAAAAACCTGAATATGTACTTAGAATAACTCCAGATAAAAATTTTAAAAATGACCTTGATGGAACTGGTATGTTTGGAGATATAAATATAGGAGAAGGAAAACCTATAGATTTAAGAGTTTCTTTTAATGAAGTTGATAATGGTATAGTAAATACTGTAAACGGTTATTTAGAAGATTATATAGCTGCTAGTGGTGAAGGTATAATTAATCCAATGACAGGTGAAGTATCTAATATAGGTAAACAAATGCAAATGGACATGCAAAATAATAGACAATTAAGTCTTTTAAACGGTACAAAATTTTCAGAAATGAGAAGTGTAAGAAATCCTAATATAAAACTTGATGTAACTAATCCTGATTATAATGACATTTCACCTTTTGTATTACAAAAATTAGCTGTTGAATTTAGAAAAAAAGGTATGTTTTTAAAAACTAAACCAACTGATGATGAGATAAATAACGCATTAAAAGATTACTTTAAAGAAAATAATAGATTCTATGCAAAATAATTCAGACATATTTGATCCTACCAAAAAGGATAATCTTAATAAAATGGAAAATTCAAATAGTGATATATTTGATCCAAATGTAAAAACCGAAACTTTATCTGATAATTTATTTAATAACTTAGAAGAAAGAGAACATGAAATTGATTTTACTAATCAAGATTATTTAACAGGTAAGGAAGATCCTCTTCGTCAAGACTTAGATGAAATAAGAGCATATCGTCAATCTAATTTTGACAAAACTATGACAGGTGTTGGTAGAGTTGGAGTTAAAGTACTTGCTGAAGTTGCTAAAATGCCAGGTATGATTGGTGGTTTAGTTGCCGCAATTGCAACACCTTTTGGTGATGACCCTGCTGTTGAAACTATATTTGACAATGCTTGGATAAGAACTATAGAAGACGCTAATCAATATATAAATAATGAAGCTTTACCTGTTTATGTTAAAAATTCTGTAAAGAATGGTAGTTTAATGGATAATTTAACTTCTATAGATTTTTGGGCTACAGAAGGTGCTGATGGAGTTGGTTATATTGCAAGTATGTTTGTTCCAGGAGCAGCTCTTAAGTCACTAGGTCTTGGTAAAATCATGATGAATAGTGTTACTAAAGGAGCTAATAGCATGTATAAATCAGCAGAAGCTGCTCAGAATGCTTTAAAAACTATTAAAGCAACTGATAAAGGTATGGATGTGTTTAACGCAACTGTAGCTAATACTTTTTTTGAAGCAGGTGCTGAATCAGGAGGCGCAATGAGAGCTTTTGAAAATAAAAAAGAAAACTTTATAAATAAACAATTAGAAAAAGGATTAACTGAAGAAGAAGCTGAAAAACTTTTTACTGAAAATAAAGCTGACCTTGGTAGAAATATATTTTGGTCTAACGTAGCTATACTAGTAGGACCTAATGCAATTAGTAATAAAATATTATTTGGAGCAAAAGGTGGTTCTAAAGTAGCTTCTCAATATTTAGATGATGCTGGTAAGTTTATAAAAGATCCTAAATCTTTACTTACAAAAGGAAGAATAGAAGAATATGCTGGTGAATTTGGTAAAGGTTTTGCAAGAGAAGGTTTTTGGGAAGAAGCTATGCAAAGTTCTGTTGAACATAAGTTTATGGACAAAGCAGAAGGAAAAGAAACTGGCTTACTAGATTCTTATTTACACACTTTAACATCTGTAGAAGGTCAAAAAGCTATTGCATTAGGTGGTATACTTGGTGGTCCAATGAATGTATATAGTCAAATATCTAATAATAAAGCTACTAAAAAAAGAAAAGCTGAATTAGCTCCACATATGGAGTCTATGATAAATTTGTATACAATGGGTACAGATAAATTATATACAGTTGATGAAAACGGTAAAAGAGAAATTAATGATAAATATGTTACTGAATATGGTAATGAAGTAAAAAAATTAGAAGCTCTTGATAAGGTTTTTGATGAAATGAATGCAATAAAAGAAGCTAATGATGGTGTATTACCAGCTCCACAAAAAGCACGTCTTAAAGTGGCTCAAAATGATTTTACATCGTCTTTTTTAATGCCTTTTATAACTAATGGTGAAATGGGTGTTGAAATACTTGAAAAAGCTCTTAGTCAAAATGAAGATATTATAGATAAAGTAAATGCTTCTAATGAAGTAACAGGTGAAAATCAAACAAAAAAATCTGTTGTAACTAATATTGTAGAACAAGCTAAATCTATGCAGAAAGATTATGAAAAATCTTCTGAATATCTTAAATATTTTAATCCAATAAAAGGTGAAGACACTGAAAAAGTTTCAGCTTTTTATAATCAAATGAATGCATTTGAAACTTTTACAAAACAACGTAAAAGATTTCTTGAATCTAACAAAATTGAAGTAGAAAATGAAGTAACATTACAAGAACTTGAATTATTAAAAGAATATGCATTACAAACTGAACAATCAACTAAAGGTTATAATAAATTTAAAGATGACGTAGGGTTATCTTTAACTTTAGAAGAATTTAATGCAAAAAATTTAGGATATGGTACAAGTGAAGAATTTCTTAATTTTGCTAATAAAAAAAATAAAGGTAATAATATTTATGGTAATAAATTAAGAGAACAATCTGATATTAGTAATTCTATAATTCAACAAAATGCAATCTTAGATATGCTTTATGATCCTACACAACTTCAAAATTTATTTGATCTTAAAGTAGAACAAGACATAGAAGCTGAAAAAACTATTAAAGAAGAAACTGTTAAAAAACAAGAAGAAGAAGTAACAAAAAAAGAAGACTCTGAAAAAGAAATAATTAAAAAAGATAATAAAGAAAAGAAAACTCAAGAAAGAAAAAAAGTTAGATCTAAAAAAGTTAATTTAGTTAAACAAGTTGATAATAATAATGCTTTATTTGATATTTTAACAACTAAACTTTCAAAAACAAGTGAAGATCTTATATTAGAACCATTAACTCAAGAATTAATTGATATTATAGTTATGTCTAATCCTGAGTTAAAAGATTTAAATATTTCTAATCAAATTAAATATAATAAAGCTAATGAATCAACTTTAGTAGTAGAAATACTTAATGAAAATTATAAAAGTATTGTTGAATTAGAAGTAAGTAGGAAAGAAGTTCCTAAAGAAAGTAAGCCTAATCCTAAAACTAATCCTACAGTTACTACAAATGATCAACAAGAAGAAGTTGATAACGTAGAAGAAGAAAACTCTAATCTTAAAGAGATTAATGAAGAAGAAAAGATTCTTTTAAAAGAAGCTTTAGATATTAAAGATTATAGAGATGAAAAATTTAAAGAAACTTCTATAATAGATGATACTGATTTTATAGTATTGTACGATGTTAAAGCTGGTGAGGAGTCAAACAGCTTTTCAAAAAAAGTAAGTACTATAAAAGATAAAACTTACACTGGCTTAGTTTCTAAAATTAAAGCTAAATATCAGGCTGACAGAGACGCTTTAAATAAAACTAATGAAGGAGAAAGAAGTGCTGGTGTAAAAGAATTAATATCTGTTTATTCTGGAGGTAAGTTGTTTTTTCCTATAAATGCTAGTGGACTTGAAGTATCAGAATCATTTAGTGCAAATAAAGTTACATTAGAACAAGCTAAAGCAGCAATACCTGGTTTAAATGGGAAAATAAGAAATTGGTTTCAAAGAGGTGTAAATTATCTACAAACTAAAAAAAATAAGTCAAGTAGTTCTTCACAACAACCTGGTAATGAATTTACTAATAGTGATAATATTTCAACAGGAGGTACTATTAATGAAGGTACATCTAATGATATAAATAGATTACCTGAAAACACTGTTAATAGAAGTAGTGAAAGTCATGCTAAATTAGTAGATTCTAAAGGTAACTTATCTGCAGACCCATTGTTTTTTCAATATTCAGAAGAACAACGTGATAAAAAAGGAGAAGAAGTTACTTTTGAATTAGGTAACGGTCAAACTAATGATAGAGCAAATGAAGCTTTATTTTTATTTAGAGATGTGTTAGATAATAACGGCACATTAACAGAAGAAGAAATTGATTCTTTAGTTCAGTTTTTACCAATTAAAGTTAACGTTGCAAACGGTGGATTTAGTCATTTATCATTTGCAAACGAAGAACTTGGTATTGAAGTATTTGCTGCTGCAGCTACTATAAAAAGAAATGTTATTATGCAAATGCTAGAAGGTAAAAAACCTAAAAGTATTATAATGTTTCAAAAACCTGGTAGAATACAAATGGATAGGGTTGATGGTAAACCAGCTGCAAATAAAATATTTGATGAAAATGGTAAATCTAATTTATTTGGAGTAGAATCTATTGACAAAGTAGAAGTTTTGTTTTCTGATTCAATAGGTGTTCTTAAAAATAGCAGTAATAAAACAACAGAAAGTTTTGGAACTGTTAAAAATGCTGGTCAAATATATATATCAGTACCAATGGCTAATGGTCGTAAAATGCCTTTAAAGCTTAACCAAAGACGTATAAACAATATAGAAGCTGAATTACTATATAAGATTGTAGAAGTAATGATAGGCTCTTCTATTAAATTAACATATAAAGATAGTTTGGATATGTTAATAAAAAATAGTATCTTTACAGAACTTGAATTAGAATATATAAATACTGAATTAAAAGCTTTAGATAAAAACACTAAAAATACAACTATTATTGATTTAGTCAATAATTTAGTATATGAAGGTCAAAGTGATAAAAATGCATTTAGTATAGAAGGTAGTAGTTTAAGAATGCAAGATGAATTAATATCTTCAGAAAATTTTAAAGATGCTAAACCTAGAATAATTGAATGGCTTACTACTGAAAAAAATAGACAAATAAATAAAAAAGCTTCTAACACAGTTGCTTACAAAAAACATTTATTTAATAGCATATTAAGTACTGATTCTAAATTAGGACAAGCTATGTTTCAAGATTCTACTGCAATTTATATAGATCCTAATTTGGGAATAGATCCATTACAAGTTAAAGCTAATAAAAAGAAAAAAGCAAAGAGTGATTTAAAAGAAAAGATTGAAAAAACACCTATTAAAATTTTAAAAGAAAATAAAAAGTCTAAAAAAGAAACATTAGAAGATGATGCTAATCAAATTAGTGCTGAAGAAAAAATATTTTTAGATAATTTAGAAAATCAAATTACAATGGCTGAAAATGATAAAGAAGCAAAAGAAACAAAAGATAAAGCTGAAAAACTTGAAGATGTAATTAAACCTGTAGTTAAGGTAAAAAGTAATTCTAGAAATAAATCTAAATTTGTAAATATAGTAAGTAAAGTTAATAAAATTAATAAAGAAGACGAACAAAAAGATGACCTTGATCCAGGTTGTAATAAATAATATATGAACTGCACAATAAGTAAAACATACAATAAATTAGTTAAAGTATTTAAAAACCCTACTGTTGCTAAAGAAAAATATAATAAATTAAGTTCGCTTAATTTTTTAAAAGTTTTTGGTGATTGGAAAAATATTGACAGTAATAACTTTGATCCAGAAGGTAAAAGACTTAACGATCAAGGTGAACCATTGTTATATACTGAAATTAGAAATGGTAAGTCTATACATTATTTTTTAGATAAAGAAAATAATCATATTGATATAACACCTAGAAATTTTGAATATCTTAATGTAGATAATAGAAGTACTAAAATAAAAGAAGTTGTAAATATTATTGCAGCTGAAATATTTAATGAAAATATTAAAAACAATTTTAATGATTTAGAATCTATTAAAAATATTAATATAGAAAAATATATAAATAATTTTATACAATCTACTTTAAGTTCTGCAAAAGATTTAAAAACAGGTCTTGAAAATCTTCTTACTTTTTCAGATAAACAACTTCTTGAAGATTTTGACACTAACAAAGACGAAATAAATTCTGAAATAATTTTAAATGATGAAAGAATAAGAATATCAGAAGGTTTAGAACATGGTAAAGCTGATCTTAAAAATGAAATAATTTCTTATTTTATATCTAAAGGTTTGACTATTAATGATAAAACTAATGAAATAGAAGAAGAAAAAGAAAAGGATGATAATTCTGATAGGGGTGAAGCAGTTAATTCTGTAGAAAAAAACAGTAAAAATAAAGCAGGAGCTAATGTAAAACTTCTTTTGTCTTTTTTACGTGCTTATGAAATAGATCCCAATTATAATATAACACAAGGTAATAGCATGTTTATTCCCATGCTTACAGATGTATTTGAACAAAGTAAATTTATAGAAGGTAATGCAGTACATGAAGATTTATTAAGATTATTGGCAAATGTTGTACCTAATATGGTAGGTGGTAAAATAGAAGACGTTTTTGTAAAGATGATAAGTCTTATTAAAAATGAAATTAAAATAAAACCTCATTATGAAGATCTTATTAATTTACTTGAAAGTGAAGAATATAATCAAAATAAAAAAAGTGAATTTGTAGTAGCAATGACTCATTTCAAAAACCAACACATGGTTTATGAAAATAATATAATTAAAGGTGTTTTTAAAGCATTTGACGCTGCTAAACAATCTAGTGTAGAATCTAAAATTCTTAAAAACTGGCAAGAAAAAATTAATAAAGTTTTTATTAAAAATGGTAAAATAGATACAGCACTTTTACAATCTTTAAGTAATGAATTTAAAGATTCATTTAAAAGATTTAATGATATTTTTTCTGGGGAAGATTTATCAATTATGACTGATGATGATTTTTCACTTGCTTACAGTAGAAGTGTTTTAAATAAGAAAAAAGGTTTAATTTCTATATTTAATAAATTAGGAATTAATAATATAGATGATTTTGTAATGCATTCAATGCTTATTGAAAATGCAAATACTGACACTTTTAAAAGTGATGTTAAAATACAAATTACTGATCTTTATGGTGCTTTAAATTTAGCATTAAAAGACTTTACTAAAAATCAAAATAACGAAGATTATTCTTTTATTGAAAACAATAAATCTAGATTATTTAATGACTTAGCTGTTTATACTGCTAAAACTCAAAATGATGTAAAAGATTCTACTGTTTACAGTATGAATAAAATGTTTTGGGTTTATGGTAATGCTTCTTTTTTATCAAATACAATTAATTTATTTAAAGAAAATAAAGATTTATTAAGAAATCTTAAAAAAAATGCAATAAACGGTCATACATTATTTGCTGACTATTTACTTGCTGAAGACTTACGTGCAGATGGTACATATGTTTATTCAGAAAAAAATAGAGAAATTGAATCTAATAAAAGATTAGAAGAGTTTTCTGCTACTAGATTTTTACAATATCAAGAAGAATTTAAAAGTAAAGATGCTGTTGATAATAAATCTGTATCGGTAATAGATCAAATAATAAGTAGATTTGGTGGTGTAATGGGTGCTAGTGTAACTAATCTTAATACAAATGAATTAACTCAATCTGTAAAGCCTATTTATTCTACTATATTACCTGCTGATAAAAACACTGCTTATGAAATTAAAATAGGCTTGTTTATGAATGAAACATTAGCTGAAATGAAAAGTTTTGAAGATATGGATTTTTCTAAAAAAACTAAAGACATTTTTTACAATTATTTTACAGATGAATACAATAGAATGGTTGAAGCTTATGATGATTTAAAAAACAAAGAATATAGTAAATTAAAAATACATTATCACACAGATAAAGGAGGTAATATAGGTTCTTACAAGGATAATAATGGTAAAGATATATTTTTAAAAACATTTGAAGAATATGAAAATAGCAAAGAAACTTCTAAAAAATTATTAGGTCAAGCTTTTGTTTCTCAAATATCACCTGAAATTAACTATAATACTTTACAATCTAAATTAGTTGGTTCTAATATATTTAATAAAGATGGTTCACCTAGTTATTTAGAAAAAGATTCATTAAATGAAGATCATAAAGATGTTATAACTAATATTTTAAATAAAATGATGACAAATAGAGTTGGTGATAATGTAACCGATTTAATGTCTAAAGGTATAATTAAAAAAACTGGTGAAAACGCTTATACTTTTGCTGCTATTGATAATCAAATAAGAAGAAGTTATGGTGCAGAAAACGGTGTGTTTACAAGAGCTTCTTTGTATCAAATGGTATCTGATTATGCTATCAATACTATTATAGCAAATGTAGAGTATACTAAATTATTTACTGGAGATCCTGCTTATTATAAAAATATGGTAGATTTCTTTAAGCGTGTACCTGCAACTTATACAGATGGTACATATTTAAGATTAGGTTTAACAGAAGGTGATGAAACTTTTAATATGTCAGTAGTTGAAAATCAAATAGTTGATTCTAAATTTTACGATAATTTAGATGATTCATTAAAACTAGCTGGTATAGAAAAAGAATCAGAAAGAAAATCTATAATAGGTGCTTACAAAGAAGGGGTAAATCAAACAGATGCACAAGCATGGATTACACCTATGAGATGGAAATTTATTCTTGAAAGAACAGGTAAATGGACAGATGCTCATAATGTAGTTTATGATAAAATGATTGAAAAAAATAAAGAACCTTTTACATCTTCTGAACTTAAGTTATCAGCACAACCATTAAAAGGTGTTTATTACGGTGTAGTAAATGGAGCTCCTACTTATATGAAATATTCACAAGCGGTTCTTACACCAATGCTTGTTAAAGGTTCTAAATTAGAGTCTTTTTATAATCAAATGATTGAGCAAAAAATTGATGAAGCTGTTACTCTTGATGGTGTAAAAGTAGGAGCCGATATACCAACTGATATATCTGGTGATAAAATAAATTTTAATATTCAAGTTTTAAATAATTTTGAATGGAAACTTCAACAAGATCTTCCAGTTAAATTAATGAAACAAACATTACTTGGTTCTCAAATACAAAAAAACATATACTCAACAGTAAAAAAAGATGAAGTGTATGATGTTGATGGTGTTGACTATCAAGGTTTTGGTATTATAGATCATATAAATAGTATTTTATCAGATCTTTCTAACAATGGTATAAACAAACTTTCTAAATTATTAGAAAAAGGTGCTGATAATAAAATAAATTCTGATAAAATGTATGATATCATACAGGGTGAAATTAATGACAACCCTGAAGATTATACAGATAACATGAAAGATGCTGTAAATAAGAAAATGTTAATTGAAGCAATGCCTTCAATGAGGGATAAAATGTATTCTATATTATTTTCTAAAATAAGAAAAGCAGCAAGTAATATTAAAACAAACGGTGGATCATTTATACAAATGTCTAACTATGGTTTAGATATTGTTACAGCTGATGAACAAGGTGTAACTTGGTTAGCTGAAAAGAATGAATTAAAACCACCTACATTATATGAAGATATAGTAACAAATGAAGATGGGACTAAAATAACTACAATAAAACAAAGACCAGGTCAAATATTTATTTCACATTCTGATATAGCTAAGGCTATTCCTAACTATAGACAGTTAGCTAAAGAAGGAAAATTAAAAGACATGCTTGGTAAAGATGTTTTAAAAGCAATTGGATATCGTATACCAAACCAAGGGATGAGTTCTAACGACGCTTTAGAAATAGTTGGTATATTACCTCCTCATATGAATGATACCATTGTAGCTTATACTGAAATCACTACTAAGACAGGTAGTGACTTTGATATTGACAAAATGTTTGTAATGTTACCTGAACTTAAAACTTTATATACTAAAAAAACTTATAAAGCTGCTAAAGAATATTTAAAAACATTAGTAAAAGATAATGTATCTGATACTACGGATGTATTTAATATTACTGATTTTTATGATGCACTTGTAGAAAATACTGGTATTGATTTATCACAAGAAGAAATGGTAAAATTGTTTTCTGCTACTGATGAAACTCTTTTAAATAATGATTATTTTAATATAATAGTAGATCATTTAGTTAAAGGTGAATCAGAAGGAGCAAAAGCATTAAGTGAAAGTATAAACGAAGGTGGTGTTAGAAAAATAATTAAAAGTGAATCTAATAGAGATTCTACAAAAGGTCTTAACAATATGTTATTTGACTCGTATTGGTCTATATTAACTAATAAATCTACATATTCAGAAATTATTAAACCTATTGATTTTGATTATTTACAAAATCACATTAAATCTTTAAATAGCGATAAACAAGTTAATGAAAATTTTAAGTTTTATGATGGTATATACCAAGTAGAACTTAAAAATACTTACATGTTAGGTAAATCAGGTGTTGGTATATCAGCAAACATGGCTGTTGATCATAATATATCTAAAAACATGGTTAATCTTAGATTTAATGGTTATAATTTAGGAGTAGGTTTTATAAATGAAAATAATGAAACTGTATTTGATAATAATCCAGATACAGGAAATTCTAATTCTGTAAAACTTACTGTAAATCAAGCTAAAATAGCTGCTGCAAGAATAAAAGAAAAAACAGGCAAAAGTGTTAATTATGAAACATTAATGTCATTTAAAATAGGAGATACTATATCTGCTTTTATGAATGCTTTTGTTGATAATGCTAAAGATCCTTACATAGAATTAGGTAATTATAATACATACACATCTGGTGTAGCATTTATGCTTACTAGAGCGGGTGTACATCCTTATTGGACTGATGCTTTTATGGGTCAACCAATATTAAAAGAGCTTACTAAATTTACAAAAGATTTTGAATCTATATCTGTTAAAAAAGATGATAAATATAAATCAATGTCTTCTTATGATGCAATGTTATATGATGCAGTTGCTAATTTAATTAATACAAATAATAAAAAACTAATAATTGCAGAAATAGAAAAACTTAAAAATCAAAAAAGAATAGTATATTCTTATGAAGATCTTGCTAATAATTATAATGAAAAAGATGATAAAAGAAAAAATGTAGAATTATTAATGACATTTAAAGAATATCAAGACCAATCTAAAAAACTAGATGCTTCTGTTAACCTTTCTAGATTTGATACATTAGGATCAGGTAGAAATTTTTCAGATATGTTAGTTTATCAAAATAATTTATTAAAGTTATTTAACAAACAAGAAACTAAAGGTGAAATTAATGGTCATATGGATAAATACATTAGAGATGGTGTATTAACTTCATTAGGTAGTCAATTAAAAAATTCTGTATTTTTTGCATCTGATGTTTTAAATGCTAATCCAAGTATATTTCTTAGTGCTAATAAAGAATTTTTAAATGTTATAGACAATATTTCAATGACAACAGCAGGTTCTTATGGTGGTTCAATGGGTAGATCTAGTGATAAGAAAATGATATCTAAATTAAGTAAAGAACTTTACACTTCTTTAATGTCTAAATATGAAGTATTAGAAGTTGAAGGAAATCCTGTTGAGTTTGTTAAAAATGTAAAAGAAAGATTAGTTGCATATAAAGATAATAAAAATGAAAATTCAGACAATGCTTTTGTTAATTCTTTAACTTTTTATAATGAATCTTTTGGTATTGACATTGGTAGACTTGAAGTAAATCAAAAAAATGATATATCAAATGCTTTTTATGATATTTATAAACAAGATTTTAAATTAGCTAAAGATATTATTAAAGCATCATTTTTAATGAATGGATTTAATCAATCATTAATTGATTTTAATGAAATGATTCCCCATGAATTCTTTTTAAATTATCATAAAATAAATAATACTAAGTTTCAATCAGTTCAAGCATTTATTAAAGAAAAAATGAATGAAATGGGAAACTCTAGTTATGCTCAAAGTTTTCATAAAGAATATGCTCAGAATAATTATGATGATAATAAACTTGTAAGACAAATTAATAGTGATTTAATTCAAAAAATTGGAAATAATACTAATAATTTAGTTTTTATTAAAGAATTAGGTGCACAAAAATCTTATCAAGTATCCAGTAGAGAAGATGAATTTGGGGTAGTTGATAAATCTACAATATCTTACACTCCTTATATTAAAACAGAAACTAATTCTAAAAATTTAGATGCAAATACAACCTTTTTATATGAATATAAAGGTAATATGAAATTTAACAAAGAATATAGACCTGTCTATGAGCAAATAGAATTAAAAGGTTATAAAAATAAATCTTCTAAAGTAAATTATAAAGAATACGGTAAAGAAAATAGTAGTTTTGAAATTAATAATTTTGGAGTTAATCCAATTAAAGATAATGCAAATAAACAGCTTGCAATCTTTGAATTTGTTGATATGAGTAAAACTTCTCATTTTTTAGAAACTCAAGAATATAAAAATACAAATCAATTAAAAGATCTTATATTTAATAATGAGATAAAAGAATCTGAAGAAACAGTAGAAAGTCAAGAAAATAATGTATCTTTACAAAATGTAAATGTAGAAACTATTAAAATTTATTCACAGTTAGGAAATAAAACTGCTACTGATAATGTAGTTCTTAAATCTGTATATCAAAAAGCAGGTGTAGCTTATGCTAAATCTATTGATGGTGTGTTTAGTATGAGAGTTAATAATTCTAATACTCATTTTGGCAATCCATTTAGTTCTGTACCTACTGAAATAGCTAAAGGTTTAATAGCTACTAAATCTACTAAAGAAAGTGTTAAAGCTTATATCAGTTGGATTTTTGATAATGGTGATGTTAACAATGCTTTTGCTGAAAAATATTTAAATAATCTTGATGGTACTATATATAATAAATTAAATGAAAGAAAAGAATGGATTCAAGAACAACTTAAATCAGGTGTTTTAAAAGATAAAGCTATTGTTTATTATAAAGAACTTGGAGAACCTTCTCATGCTACAGCATTGGATTATTTAATTAATAATAAAACTGATGAAAATATTGTATCTTTACAAGAATCTAATGATAAATTAATTCCTAATAAAACTATAAATGTGTACTATGGTCAAGCTGAATCTGAAAAATCTACAAAGATATTATCTAATTTAGCATCTCGTAAATTTACATATGAAAGTGTAGATGGTATATTTAGAGAATATGGAAGTGTAGAACATGCTTATCAAACTAATAAAAATGGAAATTTTAATAAAACTATTTACGATAATTATGTAAAAATAGGAGGTTATGGTAAAAAAATAACAACTAAATTAACAGAAAAAGGTAAAAAAGGTAATTTAGAAATAATGAAAGATTTAGTTGTAGAAAGCTTTTTACAAAATAAAAATTCTGAAGCAGCTATAAAACTTTTAGAATATAATAAATTTACTCATAATACTAATCAATTAATAGATAAAGCTTTTTTAAAAGGTTTATATCTTGCACAAAAAGAATTATTAAACGTTAATAATGAACAAAAAGAAGGAGAACAATTAGATTTATTTGGTGAAAATGATGTACCAAATGAACCACAATGTTAAAAAAATAAATTATGGCGTGTAAATTAGACGTAGATGTAACTGTACAAAATCTTGTACAAAGAGAAGTAAAAAATATAAGTAAAATTACTAACGGTGTAGCAACTGTTACTCAAAAATTTGATAAAAGTGATTTAGATTCTATTAAAAGAATTAATGATAAAGTAAACGAAAAAATGATTAGTTACGTAAGAAACGACGTAACTGATCTTCCTGGTACTGTTAATATAACAATATCAGATAAACTTTATAATCGTTACATGATTGCTATTGACAAGTTTAGGAACAGTAATAATGTTAATTATAAATTGTCAGCTGTAGAAATTCTTAATACTGATAAAGCTATACAAGTATTTGCTAAAGGTAAAAAGAATGGTTGGGATATTAATGAGACTTTAACAAAACTTCAAATACCTAAAGCGCAAAAACAACTTATATTAGATAAAAATATTACTGATAGAGAAGAAATTATTACATCTTTATTAGCTGATAATAGTTTTGCTGTTGAAATTAAAATTGCTAAAAAAACTCAAACTAGAAATAACTCTAAAGATGTAGAATTTGAAGCTAATAATAGTTTATATAAATATTATAGTGATAGAAATATATATTATCAATTTAAAAGTGTTGATGATGGAGGGGGAAAAGTTGAAATAACAAAAAAAGAATTTGATAAAATATATAATGAAGTACTTCCTAACACATCATATCATTCTACTTTAACAGTTCCAGGTGGTAGTAATTATACAGAAAATGCTATAAAAACTCCTAATATTATAAACAAATCAATAGCTCATATTAATGAGTTTAGTAATGGAATTGCTAATATGATTGGATGGTTTAGAAGTGATGAACAACAATCTAAAAATAGAAATAAACTAACAGAGATGGGTAAAGATGCTCTTAGAGATGAGGGTATGTCTGAATATGAAATATCTGAGTTAGAAAAAGTTGAAAAATCTGGAGTACGTAGAATATTAGAATTACAATCTGACTTATTTCAAAAAAATAGAGATAAAAAAGATTTAATTATTAATGATGCTAGTTTAGACACAAAATTAATTTCTGAAAACTTTGATACGGTTGAAGAATACGAAGAATATTTAGAATCTTCTAGTAAAAACAATAATTCAAATAATAATAATCAATTTTTACAATTATTAAACAAAGAAGGTAATTGGGTTAATTTCTTTGTAAAATCTATTGTACAAGATAGTGTTAAAAAAGGTTATACAAAAGTATTATTTCCTACAGGTGAAACTGCTGCTAAAGTACAAAAGCATAAAACCTTGATGCAAGAATTAATAAAATATGATGATTTAATTAATAATGCAGATAAATATTATAATAAAGGTAATGAAAGATTACCAGGAGGATATACTGCAGAAATTAATAATGATTATATTTTATATAGTAAAACAAAAGAAGGTTTTATTAAAAAAGCAAAAGAAAAAAGACAAGAATTAGAAACTGAAAGTTTAGAAAAAAATAAACCTGTTGAAGCTTTTTATACTAATAAACTAACTAGTGTTCTTAATAAATTATACAAAGGACGTGTTCAAGAAATTACTGATGAATTTGGAAATACTTGGAATGAAGTTACTACAAAATTAGAAGATGCAAATCAATCATTTACTTTAAAGTTAGAACGTCAGCAATCTGAAAAAAAAGAATACAAATCTTTTGCGTTTGACAAAACAAAAGTTTCAATAGCTCCTGCTAACATATCAGAAGAAGAAACAAATAAAAACAAATCAGATGTATTAAATCAATTGTTTGATGGTACATTTAAACCTACAACATTAAATGATTTTCTTAGAAATTTATATTCTAATCCTAATATAAATATGAATGAAGAAGGTTTAGCTTTAATGAAAGCTTTATTACCTAGTAGATCTAAAATTAAATTTGTAACATCTGCAGTTTTAACAGATGAAGTTTTTGGTAGATATGATAGTTTAACTCGTACTATATTAATAAATAAAGACATTATAGGAGACTCTAATCTTTATTATGCTATAGAGTCTATATTACATGAAGGAACGCATGACATAACAGCTGTAGCTCTTAATCAACCTAAAACTGATAAACAAATTGCTTTTAGAAATAGTATACAAAAAGCTTACGATTATTATACTAAAGCTGTTGAATATAAAGATTTAAAAGGTGATAATTATGGTTTTACTGATATAAATGAATTTGCATCAGAAATAATGACTAACACTGCTTTTAGAAGTAAATTAAAAGCTGTTGAAAGTCAAGAATCTGTATGGAAACAATTTATAAATGCAATTAAACAATTTTTAGGATTAAATATTGAAAAATACGACTCTATTAAAGTTGATCAAATTATAAATTCTATTATAGACATTGCATCAGAAGAATATACTGATAATAATCAGTCATCTCTTAACATGACTTTTGAAAAAAGAACAAGTAGTAAAAAAGAAACTAGAACTAAAGAAGAAATTGAATTAAATTTAATAGATAATTTAACAAATGTAAAAAGTCTTATTACTAGAATTTATGCAACTCTTGAAGATGTTAAAATTAAATCAGCAGATGCTAAAGGTGGTAAATATAAAGAAAAATATAGAGAAATTCAAGAAAGACTTAAAGAATTACAAGATAAATCTAAAGAAAAAGCAATACTTGAATATCTTGAATTTTCAGTAACTGAATTAATAGGTTTAGAAAAAGGTTTAGAAAATAAAGAAAATCCTGATTTTAATTATTTAAGTAGATTTAAAGCTTATATGGCTGTATTTTCTAATAATGATGCTATTGCTAACGTACTTATAAATTTAAAAAAGTATGATAAAATTACACAAGAAGATTATAATAAAATAGATAAAACTTTAACTTTTGTAGTAGGAAAATATAAAAAAGTTAGTAAAGCATTAGATAATAAAATGAGAGATGCTTTAACTGAACCATTAGCTATAAAATTTGATAGAGTAAATACTGAATATCAAGATCAATATAAAATTGATTATAGAAATGAAATGCCTTATGGTATAACTAAAGATGAATATGTTTTCAATAAAATGAATGAAAACATGGAAGTTATAGAAGCTGAAAAAAGAAGTAGAATAAGAAAAGGTCTTGACATTATTAATATGGATATCAGCAGTCTTGATTTACAACTTTCAAGTGAAAAACTAATAGACCATCCTTTAATTAGCATATTAAGCGAAAAAATAGACACTGTAGAAGCAAAAACAAGAAAAGCTTCTATTATTCAACGTAATAAAATAGCAGTAAGAGAAAGAAAAGCTAATTTTCAAGGTTCTTCTAATAAAAAACGTTATGATTTTATGCTTGATATTACTAAAGATAATCAATATTTTATAACTAAATACAAAGGTGAATTTAATGATATACTTGAAAATTTTCAAAATAAATTAAGTAAGTTAGAATACGGAGAAAAAGAACATAAAAAAGTTTCAAAAGAAAAGAAAGATTGGATTAAAGCTAACTTTAAAAAAGGAATACCTATTTCTAAATGGTTAAATCCTAAATATAAAAGTTTAACAGGTGTTCAAAAAGAATATTATGATTCTTATGTTCAACAGTTAAAAGAAAATAATAAAAAAACAGTAGGTATAAATAGTTTATTTAATCAACCAATAGAAAAAGGTCCTATATTTATTAAAATGGGAGGTATAACCCAATCAACTAGTGATAAAATATTAAGTGGTCAAGCTTTAAACGCAATTAAAACTAACGTTGGTGACGTATTTAAATCAAGAAAAGATGAAGATACATATGGTAATGTAATTAATGAAGAAGAAGATACAATGTACGAACGTACTCGTACTGATCTTAATAATAAACCTATTCATTCTATTCCAGTTTACTATAGAAATAAATTAGAAGCAAAAGATCAATCATATGATTTGGGTACTATGCTTGCTATGGACACTATGATGTCCGAAAATTATCATAACAAAAAAGAAATAGAAGCAGAAGCTGATGTGTTGTTACATGTAATAAGTGGTTCACAAGTTATTAAAAGAAATTCTACTACAAAAGCATTTGTTGCAATGTTTAAAAAAGATGGTACTATATCAGAAGAAGATCTTGTAAAAATGCCTGGTAAAGATTCTAATTTATACAAAAAAGTTCAATCAATGATTGAAAACAGAATTTATGGTATAAGTGATGTATATGCAGGTAAATTTATGGGAGTTAGTATAAATCAAGTTTCAAATTCTATAGCTGGTTATACAGCTGATTTACAACTTGCTTTAAATGCAATGACTGCTGTACCTAACGTTGTACAAGCTAAACTTCAAAATATGATTGAAGCAGCTGGTGCTGATATATTTACTTTAAAAGATTTAGTAAAAGCACAAGGTATATATATGAAAGAATTACCTAAAATATTAAACGATGTAGGTAGTACTATTAATACTAGTAAAATTAATATATTAAATGAACTTTTTGATACAATGGGTGATTTTAACATTATTAAAAATGCTTTTGAAAATAAAAGTAAATTAAGATCATTAGCTCATTCTGGAACAATGCATTCTTTAAATGCAATGGGGGAACATGAAGCTCAATCAACATTAATGATTGCTATAATGACTGCTACTAAAGTTAAAAACAAAGATGGTAAATTTATAAACAAAAATGGTAAAGTAGTTACTAAAAAAGAAGCAATGTCTTTGTATGAAGCTTATGAAATGAAAACTGATAAAGACGGTGTATCAAGTGTTGAAATAAACAAACATGCTGAATTTAGTTCCCATAGTTCTAAGCCAATAAGAGAAGTTGGTGAAATACATCATCAACAATTAATAAGAAAATTAATTATTAAATTACACGGTCAATATGATTCTAAATTGCAAGCACATATAGAAAGAGCATGGTGGGGTAAACTATTTATGATGTTTAGAAAATGGATGATAAGTTCTTATAAACGTAGGTACGCAGGTGTTATGCATTCTACAATTGAATCAAAAGATTTAACAGATGAACAAAAAATTTATGATTATGAAATGAAAAGATTTGATGAAGGTACTTACACTAGCTTTATTAGATTTATGAGACATTCTGTCTTTCCAGCTGTATCTAGTTTTAAATTACAATTAGCTACTGAAAACTGGAAAGAAATGTCTGATATGGAAAGATCTAACGTTAGAAAAACAGTAACTGAACTTATGATAACAGGTATAATGGCAGCAGCAGCAATGTTAACATATGCAGCAGCTGAAGAAGATGATGATGATCTATTATTTACATTAGCTTACATATTTAGAAGACAACAATCAGAATTTATGCAATTTTACGATATACGTGAAAATCTTAGAGTGTTTAGATCACCTGCAGTTTCACTTAACACTTTAGAAAAAACTTATTCTTTTATGACTCAAATAATGCCTTGGAGTATTGATGAAGAATATGAAAATGGTAAAAATAGAGGTGAATTAAAATCTTGGATTAAATTTAAAAAGTTAATACCAATGATTGCACAAACAGAACGTGACCCAAAAGAACTTTATAATTTTCTTGAAAATTCTGCTAAATAACCATATTAAAAAGTCTAAAAAAAACCTTTATCGCTTAAATGCAGTAAAGGTTTTTTTATTATATATAGAATTCAAATTTTATTAATATCATATCACTACCGTTTGTACTAACGTATGGCATTTTTTTAACATTTTTTAAATTAAATTCTTTTTTAAATATTTCAAAATCACAATCTTTATAACTATTTATGTCTACAACAATTATATTTTTATTATAATATAATTTTATGTCTTCTAATATTTTATTAATTTCATTTTTTTTAGAATAAGAATTTAATAAAGATTGAAAATTACTTATAGAAACATTTTGGCAATTATCAAAAGGATTTGATATTACATTAAGTTTACCTGATCTATTATGATATGTTTTAATTTGACAATTATTAAGTGATGAAACTTTTACAACAGGTGTTTTAATTTGGTATTTTTTAAAATTATCAAGAACTTTTTTTCTTTTATAAACTAAATACCATTCAGGTATTATGTCTTCATTTATAAGAGTTTGATAATGTTCTTTATCTGTTATGTTATATAATGTTATTATAAAAATTAATAAAAAAATAAATAATATTGTTAAAAAAGGTATTGTTATAAGCATTGTTAAAAATAAAAACAGTGTTAAAAATAATCCAATTTTAAAATTATGATCATCATTTTGCATTATTTGATTTATATTTTTCATATTATGAATATTTTTTAAATAATTCTTTTTCTTTTTTATTAATTTCTTTTTGAATATTGTGTTTACCGTATATTTTTACAAGTAAATTACATCGTATTAAAACATGAGCAAGTTCTTCATAAATTTTATCATCACTTACTCCATTGCCTTTATTAACACGTTGTAAAAGAACTGTATTAAGTTCAGAAAGTTCTTCAGCAGCTTTAGTATGATTAAACTTAGGTTTATTTTTTTTAATTAATAAATCTCTAAGTACTTTACTAATTTTTATCATTGTAAATTTTTTCTTTAATTATTTTTATAAGTTTTTTATATTGAGTATCTGTGCTTGTTGATCGTTTTCCATAATTAGGATTTGCTGTAATATAAACTTTAGCAATATCCATTAATGAAAGTACAGGTTTATTATACAAAAGATATTCTTCTGCTTTACCTGTGTCATAAAACCATAATCTATTTTTAGGTAGTTGAGTTTCATAACTTACTTGATATGTTTTAGCAATTATACAATCAGCACCATTAGATTGTGGAGCTACACCATATAAAGTTAAATCATTAGAATTTGAATAAATTTTAAAACTGTCTTCTGTAGTAAACAATAATTTAGGTTTATTATCTTCAATATATTTAAAAGCAGCTTTTTTAGTTGAAAAATATTTAACATTATTTAAATCACCTTTCCATTTAAACATAGATGTAACTATACCTTTATTAATCCAACAACATTTATCATCTTTATATATATCAACTCCATCTTCAGTTTTAAACAATGATTTTTTAATATGAGAAATATTACTTAACCCTTGTGTATAGTAATCAAAAAATATTATAATATCTAAATTATTGTTTGTTTTAAATTTTTCTATTTTTCCATTAGCTATATGACCTTTAATGTCATCTCCAACAGTAAATATTTCACCATCAGATAACCTTTTAATTGATTGTATATCATATAAATGTAAAGTTCTTAAATCAATTACTTTTGTATAAAAAAATTTATTTTCTTTATGTTTAACGCATATTATCTCATAACTTTTTATTTTTTCTTGTTTAATTTCAGAATTTATTAATTCCCAATATAATGGATTATTTTCAATAGATGATTTACCAAAATACAAAAGATAAAAAAAACCTTCTGGAAAGTAAACTAAATTATCTCTTTTATTACTTATTATTGAACCTATTTCAAGCTTTCCACAACCTGGATACCATTGTTTTAATTTATATCTTTTCATTATTTTATTTTTTTATTATTAATATTTAAAAACTATTAAAAATTATAAATTATAATCTCTATCAAAACTACCAAACATTACTCTATTAATAAGAGGAGCATTATCATCATTTACTGAAAATTTATTTAGAGATTTCATATTCATAGAAAACATTATTAAAGTCATGTCTGAAGCATTACTGTTTTTATATTTAAGTTTAAAGTTAACAATATAATTTTTGCTAAATAATTCTACTATTCTGTCATAATATCTAGAATTAATATCTACTAATATCATTTTTTTACTTAAATAAGAACAACAAGTATCAAGAAATTTACTAACAAAAATGTCATCACAATTTAATAAGATTTGACTATTAAATATACTTCCCCATTGACAATTTTTAGTAGGTGATTTAATTATTCTAATTACACCACCTCTAGTTTCTATTTCTTTATAAATAGAATCTCCTCTATTGGAAGTTAATTTATTTAGTTTCATACTAAGTATTTCTATTTTTTGACAATCTTTTTCATGTGAAGATTTTTTAATTAAAATGCAATCTTTTGCAAAAATTCTAATTAACCATTTTATAAATTTTTCCATAATTCTTCTATTGTTTTAGGTATGTAATTTATGTTTTCAGCACATACATTAATATATCTTTTATCTTTTAAAGTATTTTTATGAACATGACCATGAATGTTATAATTAATTCTATGTTCAAGTTCCTGTGGGTGTACAGGGCAATGAGTAAGCCATATGTTGCCATATTTTTTATGACGTAATTTAACCATGCCGTGAATAGAGTTTACATAATTTACAAGAGTTGATTTCACATGATTTCCCATATCATGATTACCTAATACAATACGTTTTATTCCATTTAACCTATTTAATATTTCATAATTAGCTTTTTCCATTGTTATGTCACCAAGTATCCATGTTGTATCATGTTTTCTTACTGTTTTATTCCACTCTTCTATTATATGCTCATCATGATAAAATTCATCATGAAAACCTCTCATTGTAGCCATACTTTTATGACCAAAATGTGGATCAGATATATATCTTATTACACTTGACATGCCATTCCAAAAATTATACCAATAAAAATACATATTACACCAGTTATTAAATACACAAAAAAATTAATAGTAACTAAATCTGTGCCTGAAGTTATTTGAGCATTATAATATTGATTTTTTTTTGTTTTATAATACAAAGTATTACCTTCTTCATAAGCAATAATTGTATCACCTATAGTTTCTATTTGATTAATTCTTTCTGCAACATTTTTTCTTTGTTGTTCATTAAAATGACCTGATGTAAATGGTGCTGTTGAATCATTACATGATGATAGTGTTAATCCTAAAATTAAGATTATTATAAATTTTTTCATAGTTTGTTTTTAAAACCCACCTATTTCTAGATGGGTTGTTTTGTTTAATTTTCGTATTCACAAAGATAAGCTAATTTAGCATAATTTATCATATCTTCATATGAATCAAGTAAACTTTCGTTAGTTGGATCTTTGTTATCTTTTTTAAGATTGTTAATTCTTGATAATTTAAGTATAATCATTAACATTGCATATCCTTCTGGAGTACCAACATTAATATTTAACGTATTAACTACTGATGATACTTGTTTAAAGTTAGATAATACATCTTCATCTGCATAATCTTTACCTTTAGAGCTCATAATACTTAATGTTTTAGCATCAAGTTCTCTTATTAATTTAATTTGTGTTCCTTTTATCATTAATATAATATATAACCTATGATAACACCAATAACACTACCACATGCAGCACCACTAGCATACCAAATTCTGTTTAGCAAACTTCCGAATGCCACTTTTTTTACATTAAAAGACCATAATAAAGATATTAAAAATCCTATAATAAATATTCCTATTAGAATTATAAAATCTTGTTTTTTAACAAATGCTGCTATTTGATATGTATTTAAACATACTAGTATAACTTGCAAAAAGCCAGTTAAAAATAATTCTGCATTAGGGTATTTTTTTATTAAATCTTTAATTTTCATTTTTTAAGTATTTTATGCATTCATTTACATTTTCATGATTAATAATATTATAAGATTTAAAATTTCCTATAAATTTAGCTAACCATTTTTCTTCTTGTGTGTTTTTTGTAACTATTATAAAAGCTTTACCTTTAGTGTCACCTATACGTCTATGTCTACCCATTTTTTGTACAGCACCTAATGATTTACTATAATAAGACATCATAATAAGGTTTTCCATACCTTGAATAGTAGCACCTTGTTCTAGCATTTTAAAACTAGCAATTACATTTTCCTTACCTGTTTCAAACTGATTTCTAATAAAGTTATTTTTCTTTTCATTATTACGTGAAGAAATAACATTATTAGTAACAGTTAATAAACTATCAATAGAATTACCAAAAATTAATACATTATTAAGATGAGGTAATAATTTATTAATTAATACAGTTTTACTAGGTAAATTATATAGTAATCTACTTCTACCTCCAATAGCTAATCTAGCAAATAAATCTTTTTTTTCAGGACCAGCAAACATGCTTTGTCCTAATTTTTTATTTCAGTATTTGTAAGATTCTTCTTCTGTTTGATAAAAAGGTTTAGCTTTATTACCGCTCTTAACAGACTTCTTTACAATGTCTAATTCATTGTAAATGATATGTATGTCCACTTCTCTATTAATATCGTTTATACGAGCTTTATCTAAGCTATACGTGTAACATACAGGTGCATATTTATCTAAATATTGACCTTTAGTAACAATTATACCTCCATCTTCGTATTCAACTGTTCTATCAATAGTAGCAGATAAACCTAAAACTGCTTTTGCTTTGTTAAATTTATGAAACTGCACATAAGAAGAAGTAAGTTGCATGTGAATTTCGTCACAACCTACTAATCCAAATGATTTATTTCTTCATTTGTAAACTGTTTGATAACAATAAAACTTAAGATTATAAGTATTCATTGTTTCTTTATTAAATTTTTCATCAAAAGCTTTAATAGAATTTAGTAAATCTATTTTTCTTGCTGTTGTTTCTGCTAAAAACAAATGAATATCATCATTAACATTCATCGTATGTAATGCATGTAAAAATACAAACATTTTACCTAATGATGTTGCAAGACAAACAGTTCCTTTTTTATTAACAATTCATTTTATTAAAGCTTCTTTTTGGATTTTATCTCTTTTATCCATGTTTATGCTTATTAATTTTAATATGAAAATTTATAATTAATTTCAGTAACTGTTTAAGCCTACTGTTTTTAAAGCTATAAATTGATCTACATCGTGAATATAATACAAAACTTTTTCTGATTCTGATTTTTGATTCGTTACCCATTTGTAAAAATCTATCCATAATAAATTGTGTTGTTTTAGTTTTTCAACTATTTCCTTTTTTTCCATAATCTAATTACCACCATCCCACCCAGCCTTTAAGCTAATTTAATTTATTAACTATGACATGAATCACAGTCATTTATTTCTCTTGCAAAACTTTGTGCTGCGCTTTGACTAAATTGATAATACAAGGTCTTTACTCCTGATTCCCAAGCATACATATAGAGTTTATTTATCTCTTTTGCTGGTACTGAAGGGTGTATCATTAAATTTAATGATTGTGATTGATCAATATATTTTTGTCTTTGTGCTGCTTGTAACACAAGTTCTCTTGGTGAAATTTCAATAAACGATTTAAATACTTCCTTTGTAGGAAAATCTAAATGTTGAACACTACCATCATTATCAAGAATACTATTCCATGTTTCTGGTGTATCAAGATTGTACTGTTGGAGTTGCGCTCTCAACATTTCGTTCTTGTATACAGTTTTAGCTTTAGCTAAATCTTTTATAAAATAATTAGATTTTATTGGTTCAATACCCATACTAACCTGTCCTAATATATATGATGAGCTTTTAGTTGGTGCAATTGCCATTACCGTTGTATTAGCATATCCTTCTCGTATAGATTTTTTTCCTAAAAAATCATGACACCATTTACTTGCTTTTTGTGATCTTTCATTTATTTCTTTAAATATTACATTATTCCAATATTTAGCCTTTATACTATCAACTTCTAATAATTCACTTTGCAGAAATGAATGCCAACCTAGTACGCCAAGCCCGATGGCTCTATGGTTTTTAGCAAATCTCCAAGCTCTCTTCATACCAGGAAGGTGCTCAGATTTTATGATAAAGTCATCTATTACTGCATTAAGGAATTGAATATAAGTTTCTACAGCATCAGTCTTCTCAATTTCTTTCCAATGAAGTAAATTGATACTACCTAAACAACAAACAAAACTGTTGTAACTGTCCTGTGGTAGCTGTATTTCCGAACAAAGATTACTAGCTTTAATATCTAGTCCTAATTCTTTGTATGGACTATTGTTATTGGAATTGTCTTTAAACATAATATATGGAAAACCAAAATCTTTACGTTTCTGTATAATTTTAGCCCATATTTTTCTTTTATCAGTATCACTTTCTTTCATAGAATTCATCCACGCATCCGTGACCGTGACTCCAAATTGAAGATTCTGAATTGGATTTCCTTCGTCACCAATTCTAAGGAACTCCATTATGTCTTCATGCTCTACTGGTAGGTATAAAGCACAAGCTCCTCTTCTTGATTCACCTTGTTTACATTTATCTATAATTGTATCATAGATTTTTGCATAGTGAACAGGTCCATCCGCATTCCCACCACCTGAGATTGACGAACCGCGTTTTCTAATGTTACCTAAGTACATGGATGTTCCACCACCGTATTTAGACATCATACCTATTTCTCTTGCTCCATTTAGAATACTATCCATCGTATCATCAATGTCAGATCCGTAACAACTTATAGGTAAAGTTTTTTCATATCCAAAATTACACCATACAGGAGTTGACAAACTATAATAACCTAAAGCCATATAGTTTTCAAATTTTTCAGCTCAGCCTTTTACTCCTAGTATTCTTTCTGCGTGATTTGCTATGTCTTTAATTCTTTGCTCTGGAGATACCCCTTCTCTTAAGTATCCACGAGAAAGAAATTTTCTTGACTCTTCGTTAAGCCAATAATATCTATCTGTTTTATTCATTTAATTTTTATATAACATTAATGACTATATTAACATAACCATTAATAGTTTTGTTAGAACAAGTCGTCCTCTGTTATACTTTCTGATTTTTTGTTATAATCAATACTTTTTTTATAAAAGAAATCACTTTCTTTGGTTGATTTAATTTCAACGTCAAACCACATTGTACTTTCTAACTTTTGAGTTTGGACCTCAAAAGCTTTACTCATTCCAATGCTTTCTAAACTGTTATTAAACCTGTTTTTAATAAATTCAGTAATTGTTTCCTTTGATAAGAAATCTAGTTCACCTTTTTCAAAAATCCAATCCAAAACTTTACACTCGGCTTCAAGAGCCTTAACGCATGCAGATTTAATTATTTCTTCAAATTCTTTATCAAACCATTCAGGGTTTTCTTTTTTAATAATATTAATTAATTCAATACCAAAATTACCATGTACATCTTCTTCCTTGCTGGTTGCTTCTACTATATTTGACACTCCTTTAAATAAATTTAATTCTTTATTAAATGACATCATTATCAGAAACTGGCTAAATAAAGAAACGTGTTCTATAAATAGACTAAATAAAAGGATAGATTTTGTATACATCTTATCACTTTTACTTCTAGTTCCATCAAGGTATTTACTAAGATAAGAAATCCTATCTTTAATAGCTGGTACATCGGTAATTGTTTCAAATTCACTTTCTAAGCCAAGAACTTCAAGTAAGTGTTTATAAGCATCAAAGTGCCTAGCTTCACTCTCACTAAATGTAGCTCCTACTGATTGAATTTCATATTTTGGTAGACGTTTATACAGATCACCCCAAAACGCTTTCACGTTAACTTCTATCTGAGCAATTGCAAGCATGGATCGCTTGATTGCTTCACGTTGACTGTCTGTAACTTTAGTCATAAAATCAGAAATGTCTTCTGTAATATTAAACTCAGTATGAATTCAGTATGAATGCCTTATTGCATTTTTATATTTAAGTAATTCGGGATACTCATAAGGTAACACGTTTTTTCTTTTTTTAAATATATTCATTAAATTAGATTTTTAATAAAGTTATTTCTTCTTGTTACTGCTTCTTGTAGAGTTTTTCCTATACCTACATAAAAGCTTGTTGCTTTAGAATTATCTTTTACATTGACTCTAATTTCAAAATTACCAGTGTTTGTTCTTTTAGTAATTCCTTTAAATCCAGTGTTTGTTTTAATTTTATTCATTTTTCTATCTTTTACCGTTTTGTTAAGCATCTTTTACAAATACTCCATTTTGCATTTTACCAGTTCTTTTACTTATAATATTATAAGCACCTTCAAGGCAATCTGTTAAATTTACATTTTGTAATTCTGCTTGTAAAATGATTGTTACCAAAATATCACCAAGGGCGTCATTGATTTCTTCTTTATCATTTTTGTTTATTGCATCAAGAAGTTCATTAACTTCCTCTAATGTTTTGATAGCCTGAGCCATAGGTGTTGCTTTTTCAAGAATACCTTTGTCTGCTCCTCATTTTACTACTAACGGTTGTAATTTACTATATTCCATATCTTTATTAGAATTAAGTTTTTGTTTTTTAGAATATATCAGAAATATTTTCTAAATTTATTTGTTTATTGTTTTGAAACTCATAAGTTTCATTGTTAATATTTAACAATTGACCAAGTTCACTATTTTTAGATAATTTGACATTTAAATCTTTTTCCATTTTTTCTCTTAACTTGTCATTTTTGTTAAATATATCATCAAATCTTTTAATAGTTGAATTTACAAAACCTGGTATTTTACCATATAATTCTATTCAGTATTTCTTAATTTGCATTTTGTAATCATCTGAAAGTTTAGAATAATTACCTTTTATCAATTTAAGTATATCTTCATGATATTCTTCTGGTATTTTATATTCATAAATAACATTAGCATTAACAGAATAAGATTTTACATATACATCATTGTCAGTAAGTATATTTTCTTTTTCTGTAAATTTAACATCTCTGTAATTAAAATTACATTCAATATAAAACTTACCTATTTTAGAATCTAAATTAGAAAATAAATAAGTGTTTATTATATGAGATTGTATATTTGAATTTATATCAACTCATTGTGTTATTATAGGTAAAACATAACCATGACTAATATTTTTTTTCATATTATTTAGAATTTATATTATTTAAATCTTCATAATATTTTTGTATAAAATTATCATTTTCTTTTGGAGCTGAATTAACAATTTCGTTATTTGATTGTTTACTTAATAGATCCAAAAAAGCTGCATCTAAACCTTGAATAGATTTTTCTTCAATAACTTTTTCTTTAGTAACTTTTTTTGCAGTATCTTTTTTATTATAATATGATACTTTTTCTTTACTATTAGATAATTTTTTATATTTTTTTACATATTCTTCAAATCCAGGAGCTGTTTCAACTTCTTCATTTATTAAATTATCAAAATTCCTATTATTAGTAAATCTCCTAATAAAATTAAAACCGTTACCACTTTTTCTGTTATTTCCTAATGATTCATATCCTTTTTTATAATAATCGTAACTATATTCAAAAAGTTTATTATCTATGTGATATTTAATTTTAGTTATAGTTTCACGAATACCTTCAATATAAACACCTAAATCTGTGTGAAAACCATAATATGCCCCATAAACATTTTCATTATTTATTTTAAATAATAAAGGTTCTTCAAAATCATTAACAGCAACTATACAAGGTTCTAAAACATTATATTTACTTATTGATAAATTATCATCTTTATATTGATTAATAGCAAGAGTGTAAATACAAGCTTGTATATCATATCTATATTTGTAATAACTATTTTTAAAATCATTCATTTTAAATGAAGTAAATTTTAAATCTATTTCTTGAATTGTTTTATTTTTATGATCAATATGAATAGTATCAATATAACATTTAAATTTATTACCTTCATATTCAAATTCAATTAAAATTTGATTTAAATTCTGAAAATCACTTGAATTAGTATTATTAAAAAATTTACTTGTATATTTATTTTTTTTAATTTTATTGTTCATATTAGTAACACTAATATAATCTTCAGATGTAATTACAATTCTATTACCAGCTTCTAATGTATCAATTAAAGAATCTTTTATTTTATCTATTCTTTCATATATTTTAGCAGGAGTTTTAATATCACTTTTAAATAAACCATTTTCTATACATAACTCCATGCATATATCTTTAAAATCATCACTATTAAGAGATTCTTCGTTTATAGTACCTTCTAACTCTTTAGTAACCATATCTAAAAAAGCATTTTCCATTGATGTAAGCTTTATTGGATTTTCACTTACATAATATAAATCATCAAAATTTTCATAAATATAATTATCTAACATTTTACCTTTTGATAAACCTTTAGTACTCTTTTTTCTTTCTGTTATAAGAGAAGAAGGTCCTTCTTGTTTAAAATTTAAGATAGAACTATATGAATGATAATCTTTATCTTTGTTTAACATTTAATATACTTTTAAATAAAAACCAGGTTTTTCTTTATTATACCCAGTGTATTTTCCTTTAATTTTAAAAGGAAAGGGAACCATTTCTGTAATGTTGTCATCATCTATCCATCCAGCATGAGTCATCTCATCTTGAATTGTTTGAATAGGATTTACCCAATCATATTTATGATGAGTACCTCTTATGAAATGTACCCCTATTTTATAAGGTTTTTCTTTACCTTCTATCATCTGGTGGAAAGCATCTTTATTATCTTTCCACCATTCTGCAGTGTTTGTTTTTCATTTTTTAGTAGCTTTAGAAGCTATAAAATGTCTACCAGTTCATCTGCGTCCATTTTTACTTGATGGCACTGAGCCATCGCAAAATAACATCATATTATTTCATTTTTATTTTTGTTTAGTTAGAAATATTTTCATAGTTCTATTATTATCTTGTAATTGTATTTCATCAATACTACAATTCATATTTACATAACTTCTACCATTATGATCTATTATTTCTACTCTAGTTACTTTTGTTGTTTTCATTATACCATTTAATAAATTTAATTACTGCTTTATACATTGTTTTAATATCTGTATAAATAAATTTACATATAACTCTATCCAATTGTTTATTGAAATCCTTATCTTTATCTAGTGTATCTAACCTTTCAATTTTTTGAATTATAGGCATTAACCAATCCCATGATTCATGAAATTTAAAATCATCTAGTCTAGCTTTATTTGTTTCATACATGTTACTATCTACAGCTAAATAAGGTCTATTGTGAGGAGTAGTATAAACTAATCCTTTTTTTCCCAACCCATAAATTCAGCAATTAACTTATTACCATTTAATACAAAATTCTTTTCCATTGTTTTCTTTTATTAATTCGTTAATTTGTTTAAAATGATTACAATTCCATTCTTCATTTCGTTTTGCAGCAAGTTCAGGATGTATACATTTTAAAGCATAACAAAATTTTAATTTGTTTTCTGGAACAACTTTGTGAAAAGTTCTCATAACATCGTTTCCCCATAAACAAAATATTACACCTGGATTATTATCTATAATAGTATTAATAGTAACTTTAATAAATTCATCCCAAATATGCTTGTGTGGATTTACCATACCTGCTTGAATAGTTAATGATGTATTTAACAATAAAACATTTTGTAAAGCCCAATTTTGCAAAGTTACATCAAAATCAACAATTAAAGTATTAGTAGTTTTTTCTATACATTCTCTTATTTTAAATAAAGAAGGTGACACCCTAAGTGTATCAACTGTATTTGCTACAGCAAAGCCGTTTGCTGATTCATTAGGGTAAGGAGAATCTCCTAATATCACCACTTTAATATTATTATAAGGGACATATCTAAAAACTTTAAATATATCTTTTTTTAAAGGAAATATTTGTCTTTTATTATAAACTTGGTTTAAAAAAACAATAAGTTTTCTAAAATAATCTGATTTAATTATATATAGAAAACTTTCATCATTAACCCAGTTACCAAAAGTTTTTTTAAAATTAATAATATCCTTATTCATCTACAGTATTTGTAAAATCATCATAAAATTTATGTTCATTAAGACCTTTAGGGTCATTAATATTCATTTTTTTCATAACTTTAACTCTTTCTTTAAAATATTTTATATTATTTTCACAAAGAGAATCTGTAAGTTCTGGGAATTCACTTTTAGTAAGTTTTACTAATGTTTCATATTTACTATTTAATTTACTAAAAGATTTTAAAAATTTAGGATTATTAAATTTATCTTCTAATTTGTTAGCTGCCATAACCATTATTGCTGAACTTAACATAAAATTGTAAATTTTAAAAAAGTCAAAAGTATTATTATGTTGTCTAAATTCTACAGTTTGTTTGTTAGTAAATATAATAGGAATCATGTTAAACCATACGTAACGACTTCTAATGTTCCATTTAGATGTACCATTAGGGTCTTTAGGATGATTTTGTATTTTTTCTAAATCATTACCAAAATCTGAAAATGAATATCCACCAGATAAATGCTTAAATAAACTATCAAAAGCTAATTTTTTAAGTTTAGGTAAAGGTTTATCTGTGTCAGACATCATAATACTTAAAGGAGTACAATTCATTGGACCACTGTAATTTTTATTTTTACCGTAATCAGTAGAAATTTTTTTAGACAATGGTTGTAAAGAATACATATCTTCTTCTAGCATATTTGCTATATTATTTATAGATAAAATATTGTCAACATCTCTTTTAAGACCTCCTAAATGTAAATGTAAAGCACATGTAAAATCATAATCAGTTCTTTTTTTTAATAATTTACATATTTCCATTACATTATATAAACCTTTTCTACCATCTAAAGGAACTGTAACATATTCTAAACCTGATATACTACCATCTCTTAATGCTACTATACCGTGTTTATAACACAATCTATCAGGTAAATAACCTTTTGAAGTTTCAAATTCAAGACCAAAAGTTATTTTATTTTTTTCTAATAAAATACCTAATTCTTCTACCATTTGATTTTTAACACTAGGAACTTTGTAATACTGATTATATGATTTTTCAATCATTTTAGTTACAAATCTACTATCGTAGTTTAACGAATTTTTATCTACAGGTGCTTTTCCTATTTTATTAAAAGAAGATTTTGACATTTCATCTTTTTTATAAAAATTACCTGTATTTAAATGTTCAGAATACTTACTACCTAATGTTTCTTCATCTATACAATTAGTTACATTAAAATTGTCTACAACAACTTTTATGTTTTTAGTAGGATTAGGTGAAAAAAATCCTAATATAAAAGAATCATCTTTATTTATACTTACTATACCCCTTGTTAAAAGTTGTTTATTTACTAAAACGTAAGATTTATTTTCATGATCAAATTCAATAAGACCATTATTAAATCTATGATATCTACCGTTTACTTTGTAACATCCACCACTTCCTTCTATGTTGTTATCACCTATTTCGTAATAATCATTTTGTATTTTACGACATTTACTTTTTTCTAAATTCTTACCTTTGTAAGTTTTAACTATCATTTCATTTTATTTTTTTAATGTTAACTCTATTGGTTAAATTTGTTGTTTCTATTAATAAATTCCATTTCATCTTCATCAAAATATTCATCATCATCATTTTTTATTTCTTTTGAATTTAAAATATTATCAATCCATTTACTTAACGGATTATAAACACCTTCTAAATTTTCGCAAAAATTAAAAACATTAGTTGCTAATTCATTGTTATCAGAATATTTACTAACAAAATCTATTCCTAAATCTAAAGATTCTTTTATTGAAGTGTTAAAATCATCTAATGCAACTTTCATGTCGTCATTTTCGTCTTCAAATTCGTCAACATTTGAATAATCTATACCTGATTCATAATCTTGAAAATCTTCTTCAAATTTATTATTTTTATTAACAAGTTTATTTATATTTTTTTCAAAACTTTTGTCTTCAAAATAAGCATTGTCAATAACTTTTTTATTACTTAAAATTATTTTATTATTTTTTATACTATTAAAAATATGATTATAAAAACTAGCAACACAAATACCTTTTCTTATACTATAAATATAAGTAGAACCTATTGCTTGTACAGATTCACTTTGTACTACTTTTCCTTTTCTTAAAATTTTATTTTTAAATAAATGAGCATTAAATTCTAATAAATCTTCTTTTTTATTTTTTAAAAATGAATTTTCATAATAAGAAGTTATAGGATAAACACTCATGTGCGAATATTCTTCAAGAGTAAAGTTTTCTGATCCTTTATAATTAATAGTTTCATAATCTAATTCAGTAAGTAACATAATACCATTAACTATGTAAAACAAAGTTAAATCAACTTTTCCTAAAACAATATTTTTAGAATTAACTTTATCAAAAAATGAAAAATTATTAATTAAATTTTTAGCTTCATGTATTAAATTACTAACATATATAAAACCATTATTTTCACTATAAACATAAATACCATCTTTAACAAGCTCGTTGTTTTGTTTATATCTAAAATTTTCAAAAATAACTTTATTATAATTAACCATTTCTTTGCTCCTAATTATTTTCTCATAAAAAATACTTTTTCCAATTTTACTTTCTAAAGGTGAAATAACATTTTGAATATCATTTGGTATTTTATTTGCACTAATAAATAATTTAGAATTAACAGGTGGTTGTTTTGATTTATAAACAACTAAATTTTTTACTGATTTATTGTTATTTTTAGTTTTATCAACATTTTTTCTGTTTTTTTCTTCTTTTTTACGATTAAATTCATACATTGAATCGTATTTTTCATTTTTAGTTCTATCAATATTAAACAAAGCTTCAATTACACCATTTTTTATTTTATAAAGTATATTTGTTTCAAAAGTATATATATTAGAATCTTTTTCAGTATGTCTTTTACCTGATATAAGCTCTAAAGGAGCTACTGTAGAAGAATAATATATACTATTTTTAGATTCTTGCCAATAATGCAATGGTCTTTCTTCTTCAGCAACACTAGTATTATATTCCCATTTTTTAGATTTACCTCTAAATACAAAAACAGTTTCTTTTTCTTTTTGTGAATGTAAAACCAATGCAGCAGCACCTTTGTAATCTTGTAAAACTTTTATATAATCAGGTTTTTTTACATTAGCTTTAGATATTATTTCTAATAAAATTTCACTATCTACTTTTTCTCTATGTTTATCATCTTTAAGATTTACTTCATATTTTTCAGCTAAAAATTTGTGATTATCTAAAGTTCCGTTATGAGCACCTATAAAATTAAAACCATCACCAATATCAAACATAAAAGGATGTGTATTATTTACACTTTTAATACCTCCTCTTGATGCATTTCTAGTGTGACCTATAATTACGTTACCTACTTTTTTTTTGTACTTTTGGATACTTTCATTAATAAATAAATTTCTAAATAAAGCTTCATTGTTTGTACCAATACTGTCACCTTTATGTAATTTTTCATTTATATATAAACCACAAGAATTAGTACCTCTTTCTTCATTTAAAACACCTAATATTTTAAGTTTATCCATATCAAATGAAGATGGATTTTCACCAGTCCATCCAAATAATCCACAACTAAAAACATCTTTTTTTTGTGTTTTACTAAAAATGTTTAATAGCATTTGCATAATTAACATTATAATTACTATATTAAATATTAACATATTCTTTTATTTTGTATTTTTCAATTAATTCATTTACGTTTTCAATTTCTAAATCTGATTCAGGATTAATATAATTTAATATATCTTTTCTTAAATCTTCATTAGAAATTTCAAGTTCTTCTGCCATTTTGACAGCCATAACGGAACGATCCCATACGTTTAATATACTATCATCACTTTTTAAAAAGTAACCACCTAAAGACCTACATTCTATTCCGTAATCTTTATCTCTACAATCCCCGATTTTACCATATAATGATCTGCGATTATGATCATCATTATCTTCTAATATTAAAGGTAATGATACAGCTAATTCAAACATCATACATAATCTATCTCTTTCATCTTCTGTTGGGTTGTCCCACCCATAATGAATGTGAAAACCAGAAGATCTCATAGTTAATTCTGATGTGTCTTCTTCTGCAATATCTGAAGAACATTCAGTTATTGCGTTATAAGAAGGTGAACATCCAAAAACATGAGCTTTAGGATCAAGAAGTAATTCTTCAGTAGCAATTTCACTACTTGAATAATGAAGTTCCATACCTAAAGGTGCTACAAACATTTCAATGTAAGATTTAGCATAATTTATTGAATTTAAAAATTCTTCTCTTGTTTTACAAGGTGGAATATTAAATTCAGCAAGTATATTATCTTCTTGAACAAAACAACCTGTTCCTATATCAAGAGGATCGTTTTTACCTGCATTAAAAACTCCAATAATAGAAGCTAATTCTTTAGTTTCAAAATCTCTAACAAATACTTCTGGATCAGATCCAATAGTAAGATTATTGTAATTATATTTATTATTCATATTATAGTAATTTGTCTATTAAATTATAACAATAGTTTTTAAATTCTAATGTTGAATGATTAAACTCTGGATGTCCTTGTATAGCAAGGCTATTTGTATTTTTATAATACACTATTTCACACTCTTTAAAATTTTTATCTAATAAAATTTCTTGATCATTACCATTAAGATATTTTTCAGATAAAATATCTTGAGAAATTCCTATTATATCATAATTATCTTTATTAAGATTAAATGGATACATCATTTGATGATGGGTAGAAGTTACTTCAAAAATATTATTTTCAATATCAACAACATTGTGACTTCTACTGTGACCAGTAATATGTTGTATTAATTTACCACCACTCATTACAGTTAAAAACTGTGAACCTCTACATATACCAACTTTTAATACATGAGGAGCTAAAGAATTAAATGCTTCTTCTTCTAACGTATCTCTTTTAGCGTTAATATAAGTATTAGAACCTAATTGTTCATCATAATAAATAGGGTTAACATCTTCTCCACCAGTAAATAAAGCAATGCTTATATCTTCTTCAGAAGAATCTTCTGTTATTACAATTTCATATTTATTACTAAAAAATTCTAAATATTGATTAGTAAGATATGCATATAATGTAAATATTTTAATTTTTTCTTTTTTCATTTTCTATTCTATTTAATAATGTGTTAATAATTCCAATTGCAACAAATGGGTTAAATCTTTCTTCTGGGTGAGATTGTTCTGCAGCAATAGGTAATTCTTTGTGAATCATAAATTCTATATTTTTATGTTTGACATCATAAGCTAATGGTAAAAAATCATTAGATAAATTGTCTATAAAAATAGCTTGATGATGTATAGAATTTGTTTTAAATTTTCGTGGAACATTATTTACATAATTTAATCTATCTTTTTTAGAAGAAATAAGTATTTCACCTAAATAATCTTTTGGAAAATTATCAATAACTGTTTCTAAATCATCTACTAATTCACCTCTCCAAGTAGTAGATCTATCATTGTGAACATGTTGATTTAAACTTCCACCAAAGTGGACATTTAAATTTTGAAAACCTGCACAAATACCATAAATTGCTGTTTTATTTTGTTTAGCACGTTCAATATACCCATTAATAGCACCAAGATTTACATCATAAAATGATTCATATTCCATATCAGGATTATCAGTCATATAATGTGGTTTTTGACCATATCGTAAAGGATTAACGTCACGTCCACCTGGTAATATTAATAAATCTACTGGTAATATAGTTTCATTTGCAGCATCTATTATAACTACATCTGCATCAAAACTTCTTGCAAAGTGTACGTAAGCTGCATTTTGACCATAACCTGGTTGATATTTACCAGTATGATTATGACCTAATATTCCAATTAACGTTTTTGTTTTTGACATTTTTATTTATTTAAAGTTTTATATTTATTTTTAAGCATTACTGGTATATGTTTAATATAAGTTTCTTCTGTTATATCTCCAAATGATGGAGCAGAATTAATTTCTACAATAATAAAATCTGGATTTTCATTAATATTACCATTTCTATCTGTAGAACTTTGTATTCTAAGATCAATTGCACCAAAATCTAAACCTGTTGAATTAAGAGCTTTTACGCATTCATCAATTATAGATTGCCAATTACTAGGCTTATCAAAAGCTTCGTTATTTTCAAGAATCCATACACAATTATCATCATTTCTATACCACTTATTTTCTTCAGGAGTATCTCTTTTCATCATTTTACGACAAGTATAAAAACATCCATTTGCATCAACGTGAAGTCTATATTCTCTTGAGTAATTATAATAACGTTCAAAAATGCGATTTTCTAAATTGACACCTGAACGTAAATAATTTCTAATTTCATCAATAGTTTTAAGTAAAGTATTACCTTGACCTCTACTACCATATAATGATTTAGCAACTAATGGTAATGGCATATCTTCTAAAGAAACTGTTATTATTTCAGCTTTTGTTTGCAATAAAAAATTATTATTATCATTACTACATCTATACCAATCTGCTGATTTAACACTTGGTTGTGCGTTTTGAAAACAATTTTTCATGCGAAGTTTACTACTACTATTACGAATTGCATCAACAGTATTTAATTCTAATCTATCACCTCCATTTGCAATAGTGTCTTTACATTCAGTACTAGAACCTAATCTTACTACTGAACGAAATGGTAATAATTCAATTGTCTTATTATTTCTTCTAAGATTAGTGTGAGAAGGATGCCTACTGTATATTACAGGACGAAATTTTGTATATTTATTTTTCATTATATTTTTTATAATATTTGTTTAAATTTTCTAAATTTGCAAATTTGTGTTTAAAACCAGTTTGTTCAATTCTTTCCGCTGAATGCCATGATGTACTACCTATTCTTTTTAAAAAAGGAAAATTTTCATCTTTATCTGTTGACACACTACTATTAAAAACTATACCTGATACATGAAAACAATACCATAAATTAATAGCTGTTTCTTCACAATCAACTAAACTAAAAACTATACTTAAATAACGTTTCCAAGTTAAAGATGTATATTCAGTTTTAAGAATACAATAAACTTCATAAATAGTTCTATATTTACTTCTGCGACATTGAATTTCTGTAAATTTTTTATCGTTATAAGTATTAGGTCTATTTTTTAAAAGATCAATTATATAAGATTTAGCAGATTTTCTTCTTTTAGAACGAGAATATATTAATTTAGTTTCTATAATCGGCATAATCTCCAGATTCAATTAATGTTTTACCTTCGTTTTCACCAAAGTAAATAGAAGCTTTTACATCTTCTCCTGTATCAAGAGTTATTTCAATAGGTGTTCTTTTATACCAAGAACCTTCATGATCTCTAGGATCATAACCTTCTAATCTATCTACTGTAGGTAATTGATCAGGTGTAACTGAATAAACTTCTACTCTAATTTTACTAACTTGCTCGTTAGGATTAACAAAAGGAATACCATTTGCTGTCAATTTATATTTATTTTTAGTCCATCCAGCACCAATTAATTTTGAATTACCCAATACTCTGTGATTTCCATAACCAGTTCTTAATGTTCCGTAAACACTAATGTTTATATTTTTACTCATCTTTTTTATTTATTTTAGAATTTAATATTTCTTTTGCTAAATCTTTACCATGATTATTAACTAAATCAGAAAAATCCTTAGATTTATATTCTTTATTTATTACTATATTAGTAATCATATGATTTCTAGATATTTCTTTGGCGTTTATTTGACCCCAGTTTTCTTTTTTATCATAATCATTATCAAATAATATAAAAATTTTAGTAAATCTACCTTTTAATTGTTCAATTATATTATCTTTTGGTTTAGCTTTTTCATTTTGTAAAGCTATTGCATCATAACCTGTTGTACTTTTTATAGACATTACATCTTTAAGTGATTTTGTTATGATTAAAATGTTACCATTTAAAGAAAGTTGTTCCCAACCTTGCCATACTGAATTATCATTGTCTGTTATCCATTTAAATTTACTATAAGGTTGATATATCTTATGTGTTATTAAACCATCTTTACTTTCTATATAAACATATGCATTTTTATCTGCTGCTATAGGTTTATTATTTATAAAAATATATTTTAATGGAAAAACTCTGTATTTTATTAACATAACTTTATTTATGTTAAATTTATTCCAATAATTTAAATCGTGAACTTCCCAAATTCTTTTGTTTACTGATATTTTACATTTCTTTTTTTTAAGTATTTGTATGTTAGCGTCATACTTTACTTTATTTTTATTTTCATTGTTTAATAAATTATTACTACATTTGTACTTTTTATCTAAATTAAAATCAATTGCAATTTGACTGTAAACATCATACCATTGTGAATATGCAAAAAATTCTTTTACGAATTTATAACAATCACCACCTCCATTTACAAAATCATTATATATAATATTACCTCTTTTATTTAAAAAAAAACCAAACGATGGTGTTGGATCTTCTCTTAGAGGTGAACTCATAGCTGAATTTAAGTTAATACTATCAGTATTCATGTAAAAACAATATATTTCACTGTCTTTTAATTCTATATCTAATACCGCTTTAGTTACTAATGGTTTAGATACGTGTTTATTTAAATCTACCATTTTTGTTTTTAATAAAAAAGAGGGGTTTCCCCCTCTATATTTATGACCTACTAGAAAAAATCATTACTAGCTTCGTCTTTAGAGTCAGTAGACTCTGTGTCAAAAGCATCGTCATCATTATCTGGCTGAGGTCTAGACATTAAGTCATTATACATTAACTTATTTGCGTCTGTGCTTTTAGCTGGTTTTAATCTAGTTGTATTTTCATCTTTGTTAAAAGGTTCTACAAAATTAATTTTTCTAACAGTTAAAAAACTCTTAGGATAACCTTGTGTTCCATAATTAACAAATACATTTACTTTATGTCCTTTTTTACCTGCTTCGTTAATTTTCTTCATTAGAAAATCTACAGCTGCTGGGTAATTAGGAAGAGTTGGTAAAGCTACACCTATAGATTCTGCATCTACAGCGTGTAACGTTGTAACAAGCCTTTGTAATACAAAAGCTGGGTTGTTATCTGAATCTTGAGGGTAATAAATACCATCGTTTACATCAGAACCATTTTCTTGTGTGTAATGTATTTTATAATCAGGTGCATTGGCATTGTCTTCTGCACTTTTTTTCTTAACAGAAATTGCTACATTATTTACTTTACCTGCATTACCTTCGTTAAAAATTACTACATCAGAACCATTGTCTGAAAAACTATTTAAATCAATCATTATTTTTATATATATAAATTAAGTTGACATTGTTGACTTATACATACAAACTAATAATTACTCATAATAGTCTCTAATTACTTTATTTACTTCTACAAGATCATTTTCAACATGTTCTTCTTGAAACATATCCATTGGTGTCTTGCAAGTATCTGTAGCATCGTTTTGTGTTCTAAACAAATATCTAGCTGGTTTTCCTGGCTCTTTTTTTACATCTGTAAATAACACCATACTACTAAAGCTTTCAGGGCTTAATTTAGCTAATTGCTTACCTTGAACTGCAATTCTTTGATTTAAGGTTCCCATATCATCATATATTTTTTCTGGATGACAAAAAAAATAAACAATAATGTCGTCACGCATGGTATCATTAACAAAATTAATCAATTTGTATTGATTTCTTGCCATGTTAGCCCATGCTTGCATACCATTCTTAGCATTGTTAAATTCATTGCTCATGACAGAATCTGTCATAATACGAGACCATGTATCTACAATTACAGTTTTAATGCTTTCATTAGCGTTAGCTTCAGAAAGTGATTTAACCACATCTTTTATATTACTAGACTGCATATAATTTCCTTTTTCTTGATTATAAACGTCTTTGTACTTTCTAAAAGGTAGTGCTTTTTGATCCGTATTAATGATTACGGTTTCATCAGGATTTAATTTCCTGAGACTTGTTGATTTACCAGTACCTGATTCACCAACTATAAATACTAAATGTGCCATATATTTAAATTAATAAGTTAAGTTGACACTGTTGACTTATTTAATTAAATAGTTCTAAATCTACGTTTAGCATTCCAAAATACTCTTTTACTGTTTCCAACAATAGAATATTTACTTACTTTTTCATTTAAAGTATCTCTTACAGTGTTTAATTGACTGCTATTTTTATTTTGATTCATTATTCTAAAATTAATTTACAAATATAAAAAGAAACTGTTAAAGATGTTAAAAACATTATAATAAGAATACTACTTAAAAGTATAATTTCTAAAAATGTTAATCTATTTTTTTTCATATTATTTGTTATAAGCTAGCATTTCTGCTTTTATAGATGGGTATGATTCGTAATCTAATAACATAAGATCTTTAATTTCTATATTATTATTATTAATATATTTTAATCCATCTATTAATTCAGCTTGTGCTTTAGTACTAATAGTTAAATCACAATTATTATATTTATTAACATCTCTAGATAACTGTTCTTTAACAGCATCTATATGTGCTTCATAAATATGTACATTAGACAAATCTCCAATAATACCTTTAGGTATCATATTAGTCATTTTACCAATTAGCTTTGCTAATAATGCATAACTTGCAATATTAAAAGGTAAACCTAAGAATGTATCAACTGAACGTTGATGCCATTTTAAAGTAAATTGGTATTTAGGTGTATCTAAAGAATTATAATATTCCATATCTAATTCTTTACTACATTTGCCATTTTTAATAGCTTTTACATTTAATTTTTGTTTAATATGATCAGAAGGTTTAACTAAACCAGTTCTTTCAAACCAATTTAAAGGTTCAACTAATATTTCAAAACTCCAATGACAAGGTGGTAAAGCCATATCATCTAACTCAGCAGGATTCCAAGCTGTAACTATGTGCTTTGTACCCATAGGTGTTTCTTTTAATCCTTTTATAAGATTGGATATTTGATCTAAACCTCCTGGATTATTATCTGAAATAAACCAATTTCTCCATTGAGCACCATATACTCTACCTAAATCTAAATTCCAACTGTCTGGGTTTTTAAATATTTCTTTAATAGTTGGAGTTTCCCCTTCAGATATAGAATAATTTTTAATTAACCAGTTATAAGCATCTTTATTCCAAATATTAATACCATTATCTACAAGATATTTAATATTAGTATCACCACGTAAAAACCATAATAATTCTCCAACAACTCCTTTCCAATATAACTTTTTAGTAGTTATTGCGGGAAAACCATCATCAAAATTGTGTACCAACGTGTAACTTGGTATCTGATACCTAAATACATTCTTGCGATTAGGATCTTCATATCTGAAACCTTCATTTCTTATTTTTTGCAATAATTTGTGATATTCAATATCTATTTTTGCCATTTGTTTTTATTTTAATAATTCTTCTAGTTTTTCAAGTTCAACTTTCATTCCTTGACATATTTCATAACTTTCTTTTTCAGAATAATGTCTAATTTGTCTTTTTAAATAATTTACTCTTGATAATATATTCATATCACCAACAATCATTTTTTTTCTTTCATTAAAAACACTTGAAGCAACTGTTACTTGTTCTTTGTAATTAAGACTACCATCAAAAGCACTGTATTCTCTAGTTATTATAGTAACTGGAATGTCGTCGTCATCATTTTCTGTAATAGTATGTCTTATACTACCTTTTTCAAGTATATTATCATTATTTTGAAAAAAACTTTCAGTTGTTTTTTCATTTTCAATACTAGTTGTATTAAACACTTTTCCTAATAATTCTTTTGTAAACATATCAATCTCTAGTTGTTATAGTTGAAATTATTTTTAATAATCTTCATAATTCCATTCTTTATTATTTATTCTCTAATTTTGTTAAGCATATTATATACTGATTTTATTCCTTTTTCATCATTAGTTAAAGGTAATTCTTTAAAAAAATCAACTGCACCATCAAAATACAAAGGGCAAACAGTGTTACCACCACCATCTCTACATGCTAAAATTTCTAAAAATCTTATATTGTCTTTGAATTTTTCAATGTTATAGCCGTCTTTTTCAGGATATTTTCTTATACCATGTCTGTAAGGACTAAATAAACCTAATGCTAAATCTACATCTCTACTAGTTAACTTATTATCAGCTATATCTACTAAACTAGGTTTTAACCTGTTAGCTTTCATATTATCAAGAGATTCTGAAGCTGCGGATTGTTGCTGCACAATAACTGGACTATAATTATATCTATTTCTAAGTTGTATAAAATATTTAGAAGAAAGATCTGATATTTCTTGATGTAAAGTACTACCTTTTTTTGGATATAAAAGAGATATGTGATCAACTATTATAATAACATACTCGTCAGGTCTATCTGCTTTGTAATAATCAAATACTTCATGATCTTTAGATTCACCTGTTTTATTATCTTTAAAAGTAACTGTTTTATAATAAGTAGTACCATTAGCCTTAGCGTAATCATCCATATACCTCATTATACCGTAAGCATGTTTAATGTTGTCTATAAATGTTACAGTTTTATTAAAAAATTCAAAATATTCATTTTGTTTTTCTATTTCTAACAGTATTTCTTCACTAACAGCACCACGAGTAGATTGTAATTTAACAGGATCTATTCTTATATTACCTTTTGATGTAGTAAAAAGCCTATTACAAGCAGCCTGTGTCATTTTTTGACGTTCAGACATTTCTAATGTAAAATACACTATTTTTAATGTAATAGGACTTTCAGGATTTTGTAACTTTCATTTAATAGGATTATACATATACAAATTATCTGTAACTTTTGTTTTACCAACTTTAGTACTAGCTGTAACAAGAGTCATTTTACCTTGTTGTATACCAGGAACCACTTCTTCAAAACGAGGTAGTCCAAAGGGTATACAATTTGCTTTTCCAGATATTATATTTTCTCTTCTATTTCATAAATGTTTTTTTAATCTACCATAATTGTCTAATTCTTCTTTTTGCATTTAAATTAATTGTTAATTAAGTTTTTAAAATTATTCAAGTACATCTTCAAAATCATCATTTTCTTCAACCATATCAAAATCTTCTTCATCTTCTTCATCTAAATCTTGTTCTAAATTAAAAACATAAACAATGATTTCATTACCACTATTAGGATTATCCATTCTAGAAGAGCTAACATTAAAAGTTGATATAATTTCATCCATATTTTCAAAACCTTGACAATTAGTATTTGTAGATGCTATTGCACCACCTACAGTAATAGTGTCTAAAAATTCAGTTAACATTAATAAATATAATCTATTAGTTAAAGCAATTTTTTCAGCTTGAGTTAACTCTAAAACACCAACATTGTCAGAAATTCCTCTATATATATTTGTAATTCCACTAAATGAAGTTAAACCGCAACTTATATCACAAGCATGTGTATTAAATATACCTTTATGAATATTAGCAGTTTGACCTTGAAAAATTTCAACAACAAAAGAACCATTAACATTATTAATATTATGTAAAATATGTTCAATTGTATTTTTAACAGGTGCAGGCGGTGCTACTGGAATCACTTCTTCTATTACATCTTCAAATATGTTTGTACCATATCTACCTACAATATTACGATCATTTATTAAATTATAACGGTTTCCGTTATTAACATCAACTGTTGCTTCGTATTCTTTGTTTAATGTAAGATTATAATTGTTTTCTCTTACGCATTTTACTAATTTTGACATTTTTTTAATTTTTAAGTTTTATTGATTCTTTTCTATCTTTTTGATATATTTTTTCAAAAGCTGCAATATCATACTTTTTAATTTCCCAAAATTCTTTATTAAGAGCAAAAAAAATTGAATTATTTTTTTGTGCTACTTCATATTCTAATAATGAAAAATGAGAAATACTATTTTTAGTATCTACATGATATATATTTGTATTAACAGATAAAATTTTTAAAATTTCTTTTTTAGTATTACCTCTGTAAAACCAAATTCTTGATAACTTAAGAACTTTTGATTTAATATTATAATACGTTTCATACCCTCTTGAATCAGGAAAAAAAGATCTAGAATGAACTTTACCATTAATTAACAATTCAGGTCTACACATATTTAATATTGAATTATACCTGCTTATAAAAAACAAACAATATATGAAATTTTTTCTTTTTGAACTACTATAATCCATAGCATCTTGAATAAATTTTCTACCAGTAGCTCCATATAAACATCTTATTGTTCTTAAAACTAATATTCTTTGAGCTATAGTTTTAGTTGTAATTTCAATAAAACCATCTTCATCTACTGTTTTAGAATAAGAACATATATCTTTTAAACGATCAAGTAAATTTTTTAATATTACAAAATCTTCTAAATTATAATTAACTTGTCCATTTATTAATTTAATGTAACATGAATAAGAATTTAAATTTTTATCTTGTGATCTAAAAAATAAACCATCCCAGCAAACAGAATTTCTTAATTTGTCTTTTTCTGTTATAATAACAGGATAAGTAATACTATGTTTAAAAGTTCGACAATTAATTTGTTCTGGTAATTCTTTAATTTGTTTTTTAGTTTGCATTTTATGCTATTTTATTTTATTAATAATGTATATTTCTGGTCTTACCAATGTTTTTTTATTAATGTTCATTTTTTTATGAACTTTTTTTCTAATATCAATAAATTGATCTTTTTCATTAATTTCTTCTGAACCAATTGTATTTAATTCTCCGTTAATTGAAACTTTCCATTTTGTACTCATTTTTTTGTAATTATTTTAATTCTGTTGTCCAATCTGAATTTTCTGGTTCTTTTTTAGATTGCTCTACCCATATTTCCAAATTAGAAGTTTCTTCTCCTTTGTAATTCTGTTTGTATATAAAATAATCTGCTCTTTGTATGAATTTAAAATTACCATTGAAATTTTCAATATACATTTCAGTTGCATTTATTAATTCATCAAAAGTTACGTCTGGATTTGAATCCATAAACCTTTGTAATTTTTTTCTAGTAGAAAGACCTGAACCCATTGAACCAACTTTTATATCTTTAAATAAAGATCTATATGTTTTTAATTGATTATCTAATTCTTCTTCTTTTCTACTATCTTCTTTTATTTTGACAAATACTTTAATAACTTTCTTACCTTTATCTCTAAGATACAATCCTTTTGAATCAGATATTAAATACTGTTTTTCAATAAGGTCATTAATGTAAGCTTTGTTCATGTCATAATCAAAATAAATTTTATTTGAGCTTAAATATATTTTTATAATACACATTAATTGATTAATATTTATATCAAGTAACTTAATGTCTTTAAAATTAAATGATAAATTTTCTATATCTCATAATTTCATTTTAATATTTTCATTAATTTTGTTTAGATTTAATAATCCATATCTGTTTTGTCTATAAACAAATTGTTATCTATTAAACCTTCATCATCACAAATATTACAATTAATATGTACAAAACCACCTTTGTTAGCTTTTTCTTTCATATATTGTTTTTCTCCTAAGCATATATTACATAGTTCCATAATTGTTTTTTTTTATGAATTTTTTAAATCCGTTTGTTGTGTGGTAAGTTTTGTCAGCTTTACCTGCTTTAAAAGTTTCCATTAAAATTTTAGTATTAACGTCTAGCATAGAGTTAAGAGAAGATTTAGCACCTTCTCTTATAAATCTTTGTTTATAAGTTTCATCATAAGTGTTTCTAATGTGAACATGATATTGTTTACCAATATTATATCCAATAGGTAATTCTAAAACAGATATTATTTCAAAATCTTTTTTAAGTTTTTCTACTAATGATTTTTGATTAACATGAGCCATTAAAACTCTCATTGATTTTTCTGTTTTTAATACAGTATCAACAAGGTTTTTTAAATCTCTACTTGCACAATTTAAATTTTCTAATGTTCCAAATTTACAATTATCTGTAGATTTATTTAAAGTCAAAAATTGACCTTTATTATTTGAAAATTTTATGTTTTGTTTATTTATATTTACTGATTTAATCATTTTTTTTTATTATTTTTAATTTTTAATTACGTTAATAATTTTATTAACTTCTCTTAAATAATAGTTATAATCTATATTATAATTATCATTGTTGTAATACTGATTAAAAACTGTTGTTTTATAACCAGCTTCAATACTTGATTCTCTATCACCCATATCTATCTCACCAAATATGTTTATTTGTAATGTAGGTATTTTATCAGGCAATGGTGGTAACTTTTTAACAAGCATTTCACCATCGTTAGAAACGAAATATCTAGTTACCTTACCTAATTCATGATCTTCTGGCTCATAGTCTTTTACAATCCTTTCAACGAGTTTATTATCACCTGTCATCTTTACACCTAAGCAAAAATCGTGAATACCGTAGTTTTCACAAAAAGTATAATTCTCTGATGTTGAATGATTTGACAAATGATTATAAATAGTATCTTCAGGACTAACATTGTTTGCAAAATAATTAGCTAAAGCAATAGCTACAATTCTTTTACTATGATTTTTGTTATAATCCCTATCCATTTCAAAAGCACCTTTGTATTTAGTATAACCTGTATCAGTAATACTCATGTAATTATTAACATCTCGTATTATCATTTTGTCATAAACAGCATATTCCATTACAAGATTAGTTTTATTTTCCCAGGATGTAACTATCTTTTTCATGTAATCTACATCAGTTCTCTTTATAATAAAAGTAAAACCGTCAGTGTTTGATTGCAAAAATGTAATATCATTAACATGTTTAAATATTTTCTCCATAAGCATAGCTAAAAGTAATTGACCATTAAGAGTAATACTTAACAGACATTTGGGATCATACAAAAAACTATACATATCATTCATTTTACCAAATGAACCATTGAGCATTAATTTACAAGCTGCATTACGTGGATCTGATTTAGGAAATGTCTTTCTTAATTCATATATACTTTTATAAATTTTACTAAAAGCTTCTCCTAAGTGTTTTGGTCTAAATTCATTGTTAATAGCTAAGTTAGGATAGTAACTTGCTACGTCAATGTCTATGATTACATGAGTTTTATCACTTACATACACTCCAGGTTTAGTACAACCATGTATACCACCTTGACCAAAATCATTAATAATGTTACCTATCTTACCACTAAATTTAAATTCACCTTTAGTATCTTTTGATACATATGATTTAAAATTAAAAAGAACTTTTTGCATTTCTTTTGAATCAAACTTAATATAGTCAAGTATTATATCATTAAATATAACTGATTTTCTATAAGTTCTTTTCTCTGATAATTCTTTCTTTTTAATATTCATTTCTTTAGATAATAAATCTAAGAATATTTCACTACCAATTTTAGGGTCATTAGCATTTATTAAATTTAAACCATATTCCTCAGATAACTGAAGCCTTAGCTCAATTTCTTTTTGACATTTGTTATAAAATAAATGTGTAGCATTTACATCATGGTCACAATAAGATATTATTTCAGACATCATGTCTTTTGTAAGATCACTGTCTGGTGGATAAGGAAGATCACGTATATTATCCATTCTCATGGCATATTCAAGCCATTTAAGAGACGTTCTACGTGCTTTGTTATCGTAATGTTTAATCCTAAAAAGATCTACTTGAGATATCTTAACTTGATTATCCCATATTGCAGAATAATCAGCTTGTATTACATTTTGTGCTTCATTGTATATCTCTTCAGATGTTCATTTTCTTTTAACTTTAAGTATAGTGTTATGTAAGACTGGGTAGTCAAAATTAACATTATTATAACCTATTAAAGTCATGTTTCTTTGATTAAGAAACTCGTAAAGTTTTACTATGTCTGTTTTGTATTTGTTAATTTCAAATCTTCAAAACTCATTAGTTTCTATATTCTTAAACACAGCAAGAAATAAATCTTTATATGTTTCTAAATCGTATATGTAAGTTTTGTTACTTCATTGTTTTTTCATATTTTTTATTTTTATAAAGTCTAACAAAAAGTTCGTGATTAAACACGAACTCCTAAGTCATAATGTATTACAATTTCAATTTCATCTTTTTTATTAATTGTATTAGAAGTATATACATTAGTATAATTAAGATCTAACAAAGATGTTGCCATATTAGAAAATGAATTAGCTAATATTAAATTTTCACTATTTTTATCAGCTTTTATTTCTATACTTAAATATCTATAATCATCACTATTGTCATAATCTATTTCAATATCAAAACCTATTAATAAATTAAAAATAGGTTTTATGTTGTTTAGAAATCCAAGTATAGGTATTTCTAATTTTAATTCTTTATTTGATTTTTTAAAGGTATCCACCATGAGTATAATTCTTTTTTAATTTTTTTGTTTTCTACTAAACTTAAAGCTGTTTCTGTTGCATAATTTCTAGCTACATCAGTAACATCTTGATCTTTTGAAAATTTTTTAACAGTTGCTTGAGAAACAACTTTACCTTTTATATCTTTTATAAAACAAGTAGTTTCTTTTATTTGTTTTCCTTTATTACCAATATTAACCATTCCTGATGAATATCTTACTGTTAAAGAACCTATTTGAGTTCCTGATTTTAATAATCCCATAATTTAATTATTTAAGTTAATTTTAAAATTTATATATAAACGCTTTGAAAAAGATTACATACATTATAAGGTTGTACTATTTCACCGTCTATACCACACGTTGTAAATGGAAATGTTAAATTAATACATGCATCACAACATTTATCATCTAAATTAGTATTTTCTGTTATTGTTTTTTTTTCTTTTTTAACAGTTTCTATTTTAGGACCATCAAATTTTGTTTTTAAACAAGCTTTTATTAAATCCATATTACGTATTTATTATTATTTCAATAAAATTTCTACCTTCTTCGTTACTTTTAGTTATTGTAATACCATCTATTTTATTTCTTTTAATAAAAGAATTAATAATAAATTTATCATAAACTATTTGAGCATTATTAGCCATATTTAAATAGGTAATAGTAATTGAAAACATAACTATTGTACTGTCAGTAAATATTCTAATTGTTTCATAAAATATAAAATCAATATTTTCTGATAATTCATTTAATACTGGTTTAACAATATTAATTTTATTTAATATTTCTATTTCATTTTTCATGTTTTTAATTTTAATTATTAACAATATCAAACTATAACACCTTTCAAGTATGAACTTGATTTAAAGAAGTGGGATAGATAGATAGAAATCCCGATGTTATAGTTTTTATATTGTTATTAAAAATAGAATTTAAATTGTTTCAAACAAAGAAATATCTGAAATAGTTTCTGCTCTCATTCTGTTATTTATTCTATTCCATCTTACATTACTAGCTATTACTCTTACTGATTTGCAAGTAGGTCTAGTTCCTATGTAAGTCATTTTAGCTACTTTAGCTAATCTTTCTCTTCTTTTTTCTGCCATTACAGCTATTGTTGATTGATTCATGGTTAAATTGTTTAAGTTAATTGTTAAAAAATATTCATACTGGATTTGAACCAGTGTCTTCTTGTGATTCACTATTATCTATAATAAATTAAATCTAGCAACTTTAAATAAAAAAGTTCCTTATAGTAATCATTGGTAGCGTTATTTGATACAAGTACTCTACCTGACTGAGCTAATGAATATTTATTTTATTTTTTATTTAGATAAAAGCTCACATAATATATGCAAGCCTTATCAATTGCAATGTACTACACTTTTGATACATAACCTTTCCCAAATCTATAAAAGTGTTAAAAACTTTGGATGATGTTATATTTGCCAGATATCCTGCTGGCGCAGCTTTTTAGACGGCGAAGTCTGTGGAGCTGAGGGGAGTCGAACCCCTGTCCCAACAATTTGATTATTAATAAATTATACAGTTTTTCAATTTATAGTTTTCTTCTACACTAGTTACTCATACTAAATTAACTTATCATACAGCTTCACTATACTAATGTACTTCGGGTCTATCTGGACATACCAGAATATCAAGCATCCTGTGATAAGTTACTACATAATGGTTACTACGATGCTTTTTTCACCATTGGCATTATGCTGCCATTGCTAACTTAACTGTTGCAACTGGTGCAACTAGATCGTCAGATCCGTTAAGAATGTTGTGAACAACACTCATGTTAGCTACTTCCTGTGCAGTTTCCTGCGTACTCATTGTATTTCCGTTTAGAAATTTCACCTACGATATTTAAAGTGATCACTCACTACTGTTTATTAATATTTACACTGCGGTCAAAACCAGTCAGCCCCGTTAATGTTAATATTTTGTTAATCTATCTTTTACTAACTCTATTAAACCTTTACTATTTTTAGATAAATTATTAGAAGCACTTGTGTAAAAATTACTAACATCATTAATAGATAAACATTTTTTATTTAATAATATAAATTCATCAGCTTTTTCTTTATTTGAAAAATAAATGCAATACTTATTTACAGGTTTTTCTCTGTAAAAATCTTTTTTTCTACTTTCAGCTATTTCTTTATTAGGCACAAGTAAATCCCATGTATTATAAAATTCATCACCTTCAAAGACATCAACACCATCTTCTGTTGTAAATAAAGGTTTTTTAATATGTTTAATATAATTTATTTCCATATCTCCACAAGCTATTCTATTTCCTTCAGAAATATGAAAAGTTTTAATAGTAAAAGATACACTATTATTAAAAATTACTTCATCACCAACAGTAAACACTTCACCATCATTTAATCTTTTTACTGAATGTATATAATACATTTCTGTTCTTTCTAACATTGTAAAAGTAGATTGAGGTGTAGTGTCTATACCATTTCTTTGCCACCCACCTTTATTACCTATAATCCATAAATCATCAATTAAAGATTTTTGTTTAAAAGACAATATTTCATAATCTTTTTCAATTATTTCTTCCCAATATTCAGAATAATTTTCTATAATATTAGTATCAATAATAAAACCTTTTGTAAAATAACAATTTTTAGGACAAAAAAAATGATTATTGTCAGTAATTTTTTCAATAATAGTATTTATATCAGGGCTACCAGAATATTCTTTAATTAATTTGTATTTTTTCATAATTATAATATTATACTATTAAATAATTCTACTGTCCAATATACATCAAAACAAAGATAACTAAGTAAGAAAGCTGCTAAAATAAAAGTGTGATACCATACTCTATCTTCATATGGAGTATGAGAATATTCTCTATATTGACCTTTTCTTTCTTTAATACCTATTATTAATCTTTCAAAATTATAAAGCATTAATAAACTTAAACTTACGTTGTATATAAGCTTAGTAAGCGTTACGTTTGCTAGTAATATATTTTTATCTAATGTATGTCCAGTTAATTGTGCTAAGTTGTTAAAGAGCTCTATTAACAATATACTAATAGGTAATCTAAATGGTACTAATAATAAAAATGATATTATTAATATTATTAATTTTTGTTTGTGTTTCATTGTATTTTATTTAAATTGATTATATTATTTAAAAATATACTGTTATATTATTTAACAGTATACTATATTATTATAAGATATATTAATCTCTATTGCTACACGCAAAAATAATAAATCCTAATATTACTATGAACCAATAAGCTTCCATGTTGTTGTGTTTTAATTGTTTATGTTTATATAATATATTATATTATATTTTCATTTATGTTACTCTTTTAAAAAAATATAATGTATACTTTTATTATAAGTAACACTATTAATTATTAAATAGTTATTTTTAATAAGATTTTGTACAACAACATCATCAGCATTTGAGCCAATATATGTCATTGAAATTACTTTTTCATCCATTCTATTATTATTTAGTATAGTTAATTTTTAATTAAATATAAAGTATATGCTTAAAAACTTGCATATGTCATTTATTTCTTGTAACTTTGTGTATTGTTAAGTTACAATGAATTGACATCCTCTACATTCGTCTTTGTTAATAGGATAATATTTGAAGGGTAACGGGTATTTATAAAAGGGTTAGGGAAACTTTGTAGTCTCCTCTAACCCTTTCTCAGTTTAACCACTAACCAATATTATCTCTTCATATTATAATCTTCTATGTTTGGATACTTAAACGTATACCAATTAAGCTTACTAGGTTTCATCATTGTAGAATGTGAATGTACAAAACGTTTAAGACTTCTATTATTAATCCATTTATGTATTATTCTATCTATTTTACAACTTCTTTCAAGTTGATATATGAAATAACCTGTTATTAATAATATTACAACGAATATTATTGTTATTAATTGAAAATTGTTCATATTTTTGTTTTTTTGTATTAATAATTTACACTCTGCATTTACAGGCTTGTGACTGTCTTTGGCTGCATTAAAATCCTTTATATTTAAAACATAAAGGATTTTTATATTTATAATTATTTTATTATATCTTATTTAGTCTGGGCTATATCAGACTACGCCTTTTAATTTATCTCCTAACATTTTTTATTGTAATTTAACTCTATAACTTTACAGCCACTAGGATTTGCACCTACAATTTTGGGGTAGTAACCCAACGAGTTTTACTTTTTACTACAATAAGTTTAAGTTTCTTTACGATAGAAATCATCTCTAAATTAATTATTATATTACTGATTTGAAATTTTCATGAAAAGACATTGTGTCTATTTGAACATGTTTGTATTTGTAAATATTAGCCCATTTTGCAAATCTTATAAACTCACTTTTTACATAATTAAATATATCATTGTAAGTATAATGTTTATTTGCATTAAAAATAAGATCATAAAATTTATGATAAAATACATCAATATCAATGTTCATTTTAATAGTTTCTCTTTCTATTTTTCTACGTGTATTTCTAGTAATTTTTTTCAT